AATGGCTTCACAATCTATGATGCATATTATGCTACGTGTAAGGGTATTGGAGGAAAAGCAGGAATAGATGCTGTCTCTAGTATAATCAACCCTTATAAAAAGTAATAATCACACTACTAAAAACCATATAATATGGGTAAAGTAAAAAAGTTTTTTAGTAAAAGTGGCTGGGAATCCTCCGATTTTGGAGGGTTTTCCCAGCTTTTATGGGATCTTCCTGAAATGAAAATGCCTTATGGTTTTAACATTACAGCGGGAGATAAATCTCAATATATTAGTCCTTATTCTGAAAAGAAGCTACTAGCTGTTTTTATCAATGCTGTTAACAAATACGGTTATCAAGATACATTTTTAGAATCTTGTAAAGCAGAAAAAGTAGACAATTTCTATGGATATGGTGTATATAGATCAAGTATTGTTTACACTTTTAATAAAGAATCTGTAAAAGCTTGTTTAAGAGGTATCATAAAGAATGAAAAGGAGCTTTCTTCATTATTTACTAATTATAGTAATTTGATAAGTAATTCAACAATTACTTATAAATTTTCCTTAAAAGATGAGGATACTGAAGACTATTTGTCTATAGGTAAATCAACTAAGGATTTTTTAAGAAGTGAAATAAATTCTGTTGAGAAGCAAACTCGTTCTAATATATGGGGTGACTATAAATCTAGTTCTAGCTGTTATGAAGATCTTAAAAAGAATACTACATTTAAGGTTATGTCTGAGCAGGAGAGTGAACATCATTATAATTCCAATGAAGTAAAAAACTCTGAAAAACTGTTAAATCTTCTTGATATTTCTTTTGATCAGGATGAGACTAAAATTACTAATCTAAGAACTGGTAAAATAGATATTCCTAAAATTGCTGAGGCAATAGCAGGAAATCATCTTATCAATTTTAGAAAAGAGCTTCATGATAGAACTAAGCCTTTTAGTGTTTGCATTCTAAATGATGAGAGTGGTAGTATGGACTATTCTGGTTATAGAGATAGCCAACACAGTATTACAAAAATGCTTTATTTGACATTCTCTCAAGTAATGGATCCTAAAGACATTTATATATATGGTCATACAGGTGGTAATGTTCCTGAAATTCATGTATATAATGACAAGTACAACCAGATTTTTGAAAAAGCTTATGCTCGTCAAAATAGAGTAAACTTTTTAGAGAATTATGATGGTCCTGTTATTGACAATATCTATGACAAAATTAGATCTTATACTGATAAGAACATTCTTTTCATTGTAATTTCTGATGGTCAACCTGCAGGTTACAGATATGGAAGCTCTTCAGACCGTGATGATTTAAAGAGAATTGTTGAAAAATGCAAAAGGGACGGTTTTGTAGCTTGCGGTATAGGTTTTAACTATACTGGAGTTCAAGAGTTGTACAAATACAATACTGTTGTTACAGAAATGTCTAAAGCTCCTGAGGCTATTAGTATGCTTATTAACAATGTTGTAAAATCCGAATTTCAATAAAAAAGAGGGAGTAACATCCCTCTTTTTTTTAATTTTGTTAATTATGAATTCTAACAAAACACCTGAAGAACAAGCTAAAGATCTTGTAAGAACTTACATGATTATATTAGAGAGCATTATACCTACAAGAAAGGTAAAAGAATGTGCTAAAGTAGCTGTAACTAAACTCATTGACATTACCGGTCAGAAATACTGGTATGAAGTGCTTAATGAAATTGACAAAATAAAAAACTTACCAATATGAAAATTTTCCTTGATGACTTTAGAAAGCCGGCTGATTGCTTAACTTATATGGCCGCTAGAATAAACGGTTATTCTACTATCTATGGTCAAGATGATTGGGTAATAGTAAGAAATTACCCGGAGTTTGTTGAAGCTGTAAAAGCAGCTGGAGATAGCATAGATACTATTTCTTTTGATCATGATTTAGTGGATGGTCACTATCATCAAAACATGGTGGACGGTATATTAGATTATGACGGAAAGAGTTTTGAAGATGACTACAATAAAACAGGATATCATTGTGCAAAGTGGTTTTTGGAATATTACCAAGAAAACAATTGGCAAGTACCTGAGATTCTCATACATAGTATGAACCCTGTAGGAGTTAAAAATATAAAATCTTTGTTTAGAAGTTTGTGGGAATAAGAAATATGTATATATTTGGACCATAAATCTCAAAACCAATGGAATATAATAACTTACTTCTTCTTTCAATTTCAGTTGTCGCTGTAGTGGCTATAATTGTAAGTATTGTTTTTGCATCAAAAGTAGCTGACCTAAAAGCTATTATAGCTGAGTCTCAGGATGATTTGGCAAATGCCAATAATTCATGTGCTTTAGTATCTTCTAAGATGCGTGCTCAAGAGAAGCAAATTGCTCAACTTTCTGATGAGAAGGCTGCTCTTGCAAAGGACATTCAAGTAAAAGACATTAAGATTGCATCTCTTCAGTCTAAAATTGATGTTCTTTATAATGAAAACAAGAAACTTCTTGCAGCAGCATCAGATGACGTTACAATTAATGTAAAAGCAGCAGATGATGCTAAGATTGTTTCTGAAAATCCTAAGCCTAAGCGCAGATTTTACAAGAAAAAATCAACAGGAGGTCCTAAGAAATTGGACAAGTAATTAGTTAAAAAATACAATAAGAAGTGGGTCTAGGCCCACTTTTTTTATATCTTTATGCAATGAATTACATTAAATGGTTATTAAAAGAATCTCTATTTCATGTTCTTGTGTTTGCCATAGGCTATTTGATCATGTTATTTTGGTCTCCTGGATTAGATAAAACCATAGGACTTTACTTATGGTCTGTATTTTTTTGTATATTGCTCATAGGTAAGTACATAGATTATATAGAAAAAAAAGATGCTGGACATTTGTAGTCTTATATTAATAATAGTAGCTGCCTATTTAAAAGGCAAGATGGATACTATTATGTTTCGTGGTAGAAACATAGGATGGAAAAACAAATGGAAGCTTACTGTAGATGGTAGGCTTAAGTATTATAAACAAAAAGACTGGTATTACTTCGGTCATTATCCTCTTTATGAAGAAAAATTTCCATACAGTAGCACTATACTTGTATGTCTTACTGATGCTTGGCATAAATATCAGTTTTTTATGCTTAGAGCTTTTTATCTTGCGCTGTCTATTCAGATGGTTCCTTGGTATTTAGCTTTAGTTGCAAGCTTTGTAGTCTTTCCAGTTATTTATGGAATAGGCTTTTATATCAGCTTTGAGAGATTTTCAAGGCAATAATTTAATAAGATTCCCACTATGAAGCAATTACCATTATCAATCCTCTATAAAATGGAGGAAGGAAAACTCGTCTTCAAGAGAGAAATAGACAAGCTCAAATATGACTTGTTTGTCAAAAATCTTAAAGAAGATGATGTTATTGAAGTGACATATCAAGAACAAACAGCAGATGGAACACTAGCTCAATTAGCTAAAGTTCATGCTTGTATTGGAGAGCTCTCTAAATTTTTAGGCTATGACAAAGAAGAATTAAAGGCAATTGTTAAACACAAAGCACAGTTATACACCAATGACGGTGAATATAAGTCTTTTAAGGATTGCTCTAAAGAAGAATTAAGTTTAGCAATAGAGGCAGTTATTACTATTGGGGAGGCTGTGGATTTTCCTCTTGTTTAATATTACCTGATTCTAATGGTACCATTTTAGTCATTTTTTGGGCTCTCGCTTCTAATTCTAGATGAGTTTGTAATGCCAACAAAGTCTTAAAGTGGTAGACATATGGGTCATCTTGGTTAGTATTATTTTTAATGTGGCCAATTATTTCTGAGTAATGCTCATTACTTTTGTAAGGAAAGAAATCAGTAATAAGAGACTTAAGTCTAGCCGCAAATTCCCCAGAAACTTTTATTTCAATAATAGCTTCTGTAGGTATTATTTCTACTTCCACAGATTTTTTTTCACTCATAACTATTTAATTTATACAAACTTATGATAAGTTCTGTCAATTTACAAGATGTAAAAGAAAAGTTATACTCTAAACTTTCCGGATCTGATTGGGATTTAAAACTTAGAAGTTACTTATTAGGTACTGAAATGGATACTCTTCTTGAAGTTTTGTTAGCAGAATCTCAAGATGGTAAAAGATTTACACCTCCTGTTAAGTACTTTTTTAGGGCCCTAGAAACATGTCCTTTTGAAAACACTAGAGTTGTTATTATTGGTCAAGACCCTTATCCTCAAGTAAATACTGCAGACGGCATTGCCTTTTCTTGTAGTATTAAAGATAAAACAGAAGTTTCTTTGAAGTATATTATGGATGCTATTGATAAAACAGTACCGCCAGAACTTATAGCTCCAAAGACTAATGATTTATCTAGATGGTCTGACCAAGGTGTTTTAATGCTTAATTCAGCATTTACTACTACTATTGGAAAACCAGGTACTCATCAATTACTATGGAGACCTTTTATGGTTACTCTATTAGATGCACTGATCTGGAACAAACCTGGATTAATCTATGTGTTTTTAGGCAAGAAAGCTCAAGAATATATGGACTTGATTCCGGATAACAACTATAAAATAGCTGTTAATCATCCAGCATCTGCAGCTTATACAGGTCAGACATGGAATTGTGAAGATATGTTCAATAGGGTAAACGCCTATTTAGAATTACAAAATCAACCTAAAATTATTTGGTGATGAATAAGAAATCCAATCTAGTATTAGAGCTTTCTGATTTTACAGAGTTTATCACAGCGCTTGTTGCTAATAGTAAGAAAAGATACATATCTGTCTATATGCCTGAGGATGATAGAACTCTAATGATTAAGGCAAACAAAAAAGTTTCTAGATTATTTAGATCATTCACAATGAGTGATATATATGAATTTATGAAAGAAACTTATCCTGAATCTATTACAAAAACTCAAAGGCATCCTCATATTTACAAAAGATTTATAATGGCATATACTGCTAAATATTCTGGAGGATATACTTATAGAGAGATACAGGAATATTTTGGTAAGCATCATGCTACTTGGGTTCATGCCTGTAAAGCAAGTATGAATTTTTTAGATATGAATGACCCCAATTTTGTTACTATGTATCAAGAGTTCATGAAGAAATTTTCTAATTATTTAGATAAAAAACTAGAAAATGCAAAGTCTGATTCAAAGCATTAAGGATAGCAAACTAACACCTAATCAGCTTTACTTGCTGTGGTGTTTACAGTATGAAGAGATTCCTTTGAATATCAATGTTCATACTGAGGTAAGAGCTTTAAAAAATAGCACTCATCTTGATGCTAAAGGTAAGATTACACCATTAGGTTTAGAGGCCGTGTCTTCTTTGCCTAAACCATCCAGTAAAGCTGTAAAAACTATAGTTTTACTAGATGACATGATTGAAAAATATTTGAGTCTTTTCCCAAAAGGTAAACTGCCAAGTGGCAAACAAGCGCGTGCAGATAAGAAAAATCTAAAGCAATGTTTTACATGGTTTTTCAAAACCTATGGCTATGATTGGGAAACTGTACTTAAGGCTACAGCAATGTATGTTAATGAGTATGAGCTTAAGGGATACTTGTATATGAGAACTTCTCAATACTTTATTACTAAAGCTAATCCTGATAGGACCAGGGAATCTGAATTAGCAAATTACTGTTCTTTAATAGTTACAGGAGATACCACAGAAGACCCAAATCATTTTTCTGAAAAGGTTGTATAGACCTAAAAGTTTTATTATATTTACAGTCATGCCGGCTATGCCGGTATTTTTATCTCAAAAAATATGGAAACACCTGCCTTATGGAAAAGTCACAAAGAAGGATTTCAGCAGTCCTTAGAATACATGCAGGGGAGAATGGAAGGTCGTATAAAGAGTATAAAAACTCCTTGGGATAAATTTAATGATGCAACTACAGACGGAATAGAATGGCATTCACTTACTGTAATAGGTGGTAGACCCGGTGCTGGAAAGACTTTGGTTAAAGATCAAATAATCAGAGAAGCTTCCACATTAAATCCTGGAGAAACATTTAGAGTATTAGAATTCCAATTCGAGATGCTAGCAAGAACTACTGCTATCAGGGAATATTCAAGTATTTTAGGGAGGACCTATAAATATCTATGTAGTGCTGATGGTGTTTTGAGCAAAGAAGATTTGAGAAAATGTCTTGCTCATGCTAAAAAAAGAAAAGATGAGCCTATTGATGTGGTTGAAACACCTATCACGGTTAATGAGCTAAAAGAACAGATTCAAATGTACATGAATACTCATGCTACAAGAGATGAAGATGGTAGAGTACAGTATACTAATACTATAGTCACTCTGGATCACAGTCTGTTGCTCAAAAAATCATCTTTTGAAAAAGAAAAATTTGATACTTTGTATAATCTTGGTGAAGCTCTAACTGAACTAAAGAGAAAGTATCCTATAGCATTTATTGTTCTGAGTCAATTGAACCGTAATGTTGATTCTCCTGAAAGAAGTGAAGATGGAAAATACGGCAATTACATACTTGAGTCAGATATCTTTGGTGGTGATGCATTGCTACAGCATGCAGATACACTAATAGGACTTAATAGACCTGGCAAACAAAAAATAAGGCTCTATGGTCCAGACAAATATATCATTGAAGATGATAAAACTCTTGTAATGCACTTTCTAAAATGCAGAAATGGTGACACAAGGATGAGCTTCTTTAAAGCTCAGTTTGAAAGAATGCAAATAACAGAAATGCCTACTCCACCACAAGCTGTGAAAAGAGTTGGTACAATATAAATAAATAAGTAATGAGTATAAGTACAAAAACAAGTGAGCCTTTGTCAACAAAGGAAAAAATTTCTCTCCTTAGGGAGAAACATCAGCCCTCATTTGACAGACTAGGTGTACCTAATGCTTTGTTCTTCCCAAAAATGGCATATAGACCATCTGGAAAAGATGAGTTATATGTAAGCTTTTTTGAGAGTGAACTAAAAAGAGCAGAAGATATATACACCGAAGCTGTTAGTAGGGACTACATTTCAGAAAGTGATAACCGTGAACTATGGTTATGGAGGTACAATCCTCATTGGCAATCTGAGTATGAAATAACAGAAGCTAACGCTTTAGGACATGTTAGGTATTTAGTTCCTGTTAGTGAGCTAATTAAAATTCCTGATACTCCTGCTGTTGTAGACAGATTTACTAGCCTAGAGTCAAGTTTAGGGGATCTTCCTTTTTCTGAAATGACTATCAAGGACTTTGCTGCTATTATGAGCTGGAAACCAGTAAGTGAGAAAGCATGGTTAAACGAACTAATTAATAGTATTAAAAAATGAGTGAAACCATTATTCTTCCAATGACTAGACAGTCAGCAGAAGTAAAAAGTCCAAAGAATCTTATTATCTTTTCTAAGCCTAAAGTAGGCAAGACAAGTTTAGTAGCTCAACTAGATGACAACCTTATTCTAGACCTAGAAGACGGTACTGATTATGTTGAAGCTATGAAGCTTAAAGCTAAATCAATAGCTGAAATCAATGCTATTGGTAAAGCTATTAAAGGAGCTAACATGCCTTACAAGTATGTTACAATTGATACAGGAACTGCACTTGAAGAAATGTGTATTCCTTATGCTGAACATTTGTATTCACAGTCCCCTATGGGTAAAAACTGGTTTACAGAAGGGAAGCCTAAATATGGCACTATTTTAAATATGGCTAATGGTGCTGGATATCCCTGGTTAAGAGAAGCTTACGTTAACACTGTAGGTTATATTAGCACATGGGCTCCAAGAACAATCCAATTATGTCACGTTAAGGACACTTTGTTAGAAAAAAATGGTTCGGAGTTTAGCTCTCTTGACTTAGATTTGACAGGTAAACTTAAAAGAATTGCCAGTTCTAAATCAGATGCCATTGGTTATCTGTATAGAAAAGGAAACAAGAACATCTTAAGTTTCAAAACAACTGATGAGATATCTTGTGGTGCACGTCCTGAACACCTTAGAAATCAGGAAATTGTATTATCTGAAATCCTAGAAGATGGTACATTTAAAACACACTGGGATAGAATATTCATTGATTAATAAGTTTTATAAAAAAGTAACATGATTAGTACAACTAAAATTCCTGGAGGCGGTTCAGCAACTCCAAAAGTATTACAACCTGGTAATATTCAATGCTCAATCAACAGTGTAACACTTGAAAAAGTTCCTTATAAAGAAGGTGCTTATCATATGGCGCTTCAAGTAGAAGGTCCTGATATGGGCCCTGAATTTGAAGGTTTTTATATTGATAAGGACCAACCGGATTTGGGAAGATATGCAGGTCAAATAGGCAAAGTTAGATTAACTGAATGGCCTTTTGCTGATGGCACTACTAAGAGTGGTATTGTTATTTCTCGTGATATGGAAGTTTTGAAAGCTCTAAGAAACCTTTGTGTAGAAACAAATTCTGCAGCTTGGCTTGAGTCTCAAGATAATCAGCATGATACTATTGAATCTCTAGTAGAGCAGTTCAATAGTGACAAACCTTTCAAAGGTAAAATGCTTAGCATGTGTGTGGCAGGCCGTGAATATTTGAACAAAGCTGGTTATATCAACTTTGATCTGTATTTGCCTAAAGCTGTAAAAGGTGCTTTTTCTTATAAAAGTGCTGATAATGATGGTAAAGTTATGATCTTCAATGAAGAAGAACATATTAAAAAAGCTAAAACTGATGGAGGCGCAACTGTTGCATCATTTGGTACAAGTGAGCCAACAGCGGGTATGATGGTTGATGTTCCAACAACAACTATTATTGCTTCTGACTTTAATTTAGATTTGGATTAAGGGTTATCAATTAAAAAGGGGTCATCACGGCCCCTTTTTTTTATTTTCTACCATGATTAGTACTAAAATTATAGTAAGCAGTACATATGATGTACCAAGTAACTGGATATTTGAGCAGTATTGTTCATTACCAGAAACACTAGTAGGACAAGATGTAAAAATCAAGTCTATTTTTAATGCTAGAGATTCTGTTCCATCAATGGTTATTTTTTGTAGAGAAAATGGAGATTATTACTTCAAGGACTTTTCAACAGATAAAGGTGGTACAGGCATTACTTTAGTCATGGAAATGTTTAATCTGAGTTTAGGAGATGCTGTAAACAAAATAGTTAGTGATTACACTAATTACTTAAAGCGCACCGGTGAATCTGCAAAAACAAAAGTGATTGTTCCAAAAGTTAATTATAAGCTTGAAACTTATAATACTAGGAAATGGAATAAGAATGATGCAGACTATTGGACAAGCTACGGTATAGACTCTGATATTCTTGGAAAGTATAACATAGAACCTTTATGTTCTTTTACTTTTAGCAAAGTAGAGAATGGTGTGTATAGCTTCTTTACAAGTGAAAAGCCTTATGTATATGGTTTCTTCCGTGAGGATGGTACTCTGTACAAGATTTATCAGCCTTATAACAAAGATAAAAAGTTTATGAAGCTTAAAGATTATGTCCAGGGAATGGAACAGCTTGAGTTTAAAAAACCTTTGTTAGTTATAGTATCTTCTTTAAAGGATGGCATGTCTCTAGTAAAATTAGGATATCCTATAGAATTTATAGCTCCTGATTCTGAAGGTAGCATGCTTAGAGAAGAAATAGTAAGGAACCTAAAAGCTAATTACAAAAAGATTGTATGTATTTTTGACAATGATGTAGCCGGTATGACTGCAATGGAAAGATATAAAGAAGCTTTTAAACTTCCTTATGTTGTACTACCATTAGAAAAAGATATATCTGATTCTATTAAAAAGCACGGCCAACTAAAAGTCAAACAAACATTAACACCACTTATCAATCAAGCATTAAAAACATGAAAACATACATAGGCATTGATATTGGAAAAAAAGGAGGCATAGCTGTTATCTCTTCAGATGAGGTGACAACATATCCTATTCCATTGATAAAAGATGAAATTTCTTATTCTGATTTGTTTGATCTTATTGAATATATTCAATCAACAGATCTTGCTAAAGCTAATGGAGAGATTCATATGGTTTTTGAAAAACTAGGTGTCATATTTGGCACCAGTAAAGCTACAGCCTTTAGTATGGGTTATCAGTCAGGTGCTATAGAAATGATAGCTATTGCATTAAAGATTCCTTATACTAAGGTACCGGCAAAGCAATGGCAAAAAGAGATGTTTCAAGGAGTAGAGGTAATTAAAAAACCTGGTAGAACTAATAATGATACCAAGGCTATGGCATTAATTGCTGTTAATAGAATATTCCCAGGACAGAAACTTACATTTGGCACCAGAGCTACAAAACCTCATGATGGCTTAATTGATGCTTTATTAATGGCCCAATATGCTAAAAGAAAAAACTACTAGTAATGGATAAGAATAAAAGTATATCCAAAATTTGTAAAGATTTATTATTGAGAGAGCCCTATTACGGGCTTTTTCTTATTATGACTGATAAAGTCTGGACAGAAAAAGTTCCTACAGCCGGTGTGGCAAGAAGTGGAATTTCTTATAAGCTCTATATAAATGAAAACTTTTGGGAGAGTCTAAGTGAAAAACACAAACTAGGTTTAACAAAACACGAAATGTTACACCTGGCCTTCTTTCATCCAATGATGGGAGATCTCTTTTCAGATAAAGATGTTTTTAACATTGCTGCAGATATTGAAATTAATCAATATATTAGTGAGGATGAACTACCAGAAGGTGGTGTTACTTTAAAGACATTTCCAGAACTAAATCTTCCAATAAAAGCCGGTACAAGAGCTTATTATGACCTCTTGCTTCAGGCACAAAAAGATAATACCTCTCCTTTGCTAAATAAACTCCTTGAGTCTATGAAAAGCGATAAAGTAGAGATATATGTAGATGACACATTGGTTCCAAACCATGATACTTGGGAAGAATACAATGACCTTAGTGACTCAGAAAAGAAGTTGATTAAAAATCAAGTTAAGTATAACATTGAGAAACTAGCAGAAGAAATTAAGAAAGGTAGAGGTACTGTTCCATCAGAGATTGAACAGATACTAAAATCTTTTGAGAATCTAGAACCGCCAAAGTTTGATTGGAGAGGATATCTTAGAAGATTTGTTGGAAATTCAAATAAGGTTTATACTAAGAAACTTAGAAGAAAGTTTAACAAGAGATTTGAAGATAATCCCGGATTAAAAATCAAAAAGCGCCAGCATATTTTGCTAGCTATAGATACATCCGGTTCTGTAAGTAATGATGAGCTTCAGGAATTCTTTTCTGAAATTAATCATATACACAGAACAGGTGTTGATATTACCCTTGTACAATGTGATGCCGCTATTTCTAATATAGGCTCATATAAACCAGGTGTAGATATCAAAATCTATGGTAGAGGCGGTACTAGCTTTGAACCTGTTATAGAGTATTATAATGCAAATCAAAGAATATATACTAGTCTTATATATTTTACAGATGGTGAGGCTCCTGCACCAGAAAAACCAAAAGGAAGAATCCTTTGGGTACTAAGTGAAAGATCTAAATTAAATGAACAATTACCAGGACAAGTAATCAAACTAAATTAAGATGTCAAAGAAAACACACGCACATGTAAATTTGAACACTGATGAGCTTAAGGATTTCATTAAGCACATGATTGAAAATAATAGGCATATTCAAGGGCAAGGTAAGAAACCAGTTGCTATAAATATTGAGGGAGAAGCAGGTCTTGGCAAGACTAGCACTATTCTCCAAATTGCAGAAGAGCTCAATCTACAATGTATAAAGCTCAATTTGAGCCACATTGAGGAGCTAGGTGACCTTGTAGGTTATCCTATGAAAGAGCATGAGATGATTAAGACAAAAGATTCAGAAACACTAGTTAAATGGGTTACCGAGTCTACTATGCCAATGTATATTTCTAGTGGGTACAAACCTACAGGTGAGAAAAGAATGACACATGCTGCGCCAGAATGGATTCAAGGCAAAGAAGAGGGTGGTATTCTAATTTTGGATGACTGGACTAGAGCTGATCTACGCTTTGTTCAAGCAGTAATGGAGGTAATAGATAGACAAGAGTACATCTCTTGGAAACTACCTAAAGACTGGCACATAGTACTAACCTCTAATCCTGATAACGGTGAGTATCTAGTAAACAGTATTGACAAAGCTCAAAGAACCAGATTTATTACCACTCATCTTGAGTTTGATATTAAGTGTTGGGCAAGATGGGCAGAAGAAAATAAGGTTGACAGCAGATGTATTAACTTCTTACTAATGAATCCTGAACTAGTAAGTGGAGATATTAATCCTAGGAGTATAACTACTTTCTTTAATTCTATAAGCTCCATTAAATCATTTGAGGATAATTTGAGAATTATTCAGATGATTGGTGAAGGTAGTGTAGGTGAAGAGTTTACTTCAATGTTTACTACATTCATTGCCAATAAGTTAGATATTTTGATATCTCCTCATGATATACTTTTGGATGCTAATTGGGATAGTGTTGAGACAAAGTTACATAGTAGTATGAATGACTCATCCGGTTATAGAGCTGATATTGCTAGCTTAATGGCAACCCGTTTTAGTAACTATGCAGTTGTTCATTCTAATGGTAATAGCATCAATGATAAAATTCTAGATAGAATTAAAAATATCATGAAGTCTGAGAAGCTATTCACCCTTGATTTACACTATGTAATTATCAAAACAATCATTTCAGGTAACAGGACTAAGTTCCAAAAACTACTTCTTGATCCAGAAATTGTAAAATTAACAGTTCAATAATTAAAACCCACATGACAATGATTCAAATTGAAGAAGGAGTTAAAATTCCTGCAAGCTGCTTTAAAAGAAGAGGAAGATCCAGAAAGTATCCTTTTGACAAACTCAAAGTTACTAACAGCTTTTTTGTAGATTTATCTTCTGGTACTTCTAAAAGTCCTCATGCTCTTCTCAATAGCATTAGAACATCTGCAAGCAGATACTCTAAGATGAGTAAGACTAAAGCAGAATATGCTTTTAAAGCTTATGGTACCGGGGTTCGTGTTTGGAGAATAAAATAAGTGCTTGCACTGATCATAATAAAGTGAGCTCATTCAGGGCTCACTTTTTAATTTACTAATAATAAAATTATGGAATCACAAATAAAAATCCTTGATACACCTGGTGTTAAGTTTTTAAAGTATGTATATATTAAAGACTTTTTTTATAATGATATGTCATCAACAGTTGAAGGTCATTGGCTTGCAATTAATGATACACTACCGTATTCTGGTGGCACTGCTTACCTATCAAATTCTATTTTAAAAGAAGTCGGTATGATAGAAAACAAAGACTATGACTTAAAAGATATTAAAAAACTTTATATCCATCGTAGTGCTTTAATTCCTAGATACAAACTAAAAGAAGCAAAAGAGAAGTATGACTTTTCTATAGTAAGAAATGTAAATGATTCAGATCATGTTGTTGTTAATAAACACAATTTTAGCAAATTATTTACAACTTCTTATAGCAATACTCTTTACTTAAGAAAGGATTTGATAAGACTTGTAGATGCTGTTACTAATTCACTAAATAGAGATAAAATACTAGCACTTATTAAGAGTTCTAGTTATGAGTTCAAACATAAAAAAATAGATTTAGAACTATTGCAGGCAATGAAAAAAGATCTTGAATCATATACAACTGATTATGCTCTTCTTAATTGGACACCTTCAAGATTTATAAAAGAGCTTATTGAGAATATATCGGCTTTTGATAAAACCCAATTAGAAATAAATTTACAATTTCCAGGAAGAACAGTTGGTATTATTGACCAAGATACTTATCACTTTATACAGACAATAAAAGATAAAGTCTTAGTTGAAGATTCTGTAATTCAAGCTAACCTAGGGGCCACTATTTTATCCAATGATGACTATTTGTTTATAGACAAATTGCTTGATAATGAAGATGAAACAAATATTGAATTAGGTTTGACAATGATGGCCAATTCTAATTTTAATGAGAATGCTCATTACCTAATGTTGTTGCTTGAAAAGCATTTTCAAAGACACCGTTATCAAAAGTATACAAAGTCTGTAGCTTTTCAAAGTATGCTGTCTTTTCTTAAAGTCACAGGCTATTCTATAACTTTTGATCAGATTATAAGAACAAGTGTAGAGATTGGCAAATTTGAAGGTGACTTTAAAAACATGATGATTGAAATTCTTTCAAAGCAGCTTAAGGTCGGTATGATATCTAAGTATATCAAAGCTGTACACATTGAGCTTGATGAAGAAAAGCTTTCTGAAATAAACAATAACGTTGCAAGTGAACAAATCCCAGACACTTATGAATTTTGATGAAATAAACGTATTAGCACTTGAGGAAGCTTTTTATTCCAAAAAGTTTCACTTTAGTTATAGCAGCTTAAGTAAGTTATTATACTCACCTAAGCTTTTTTATTCACAATATGTGCTGAATCAAAGAGAGGAAAAGCTTGGCGCTCACTTAATTGAAGGTAAAGTAATACATTGCTTATTACTAGAGCCTGAAAAATTCAATGAGAAGTTCATGGTTTCTCCATTATCTTTACCATCAGAAAATTCCAAGGCTGTTATAGACAAGGTTTTTCAGCACGCAAAGCAAAACATGCTTCTTGATTCAGAATTAAAATCTCTTGATAGTGTTATCATAGATATTTTAAAAGAAGCAAATCTTCATCAGTCATTAAAAACTGATGAACAACGTGTAGACAAAATAGTAACTGACCAAACCATTAGTTACTATAGCTTCCTCAAAGAAAAGGAAGGAAAAGACGTTATTGATACTGAGACCTATACTAAGTGTAAGGAATCTGTAGAGGTTCTAAAGCAAAACCCGGATGTGGAAATTAGTCTTGGTCTTGGTCTCAATAGCGCAGCAGTAGATATATACAGAGAACACCCACTTACTATTGACAAATTAATCTTTGAAGACTTTGGTCTAAAAGGTATAGTTGATGGTGTTATTGTAAACCATGAAGATAAAACAATCACAATCAGTGACTTAAAAACTTCTGGTAAAACAATTGCGGATTTTCCTGAAAGTGTAGAATATTACAACTACTGGCTACAAGCTGCTATATACAAAATGCTAGTAGTAGATGCATTTTATATTGATGGCTACAAAATTATATTTAATTTTATAGTCATTGACATATATAAGCAGTCTTATGTGTTTACTGTTTCAGATGCAACAATGGATCTATGGACAGAAAAAGCAAAATCAACCCTTGTCCAGGCAAATCACCACTATAGTAAAAGAGACTATACTTTGCCATACAAATTTGCAACTGGCAAGGTAACACTTTAAAAAGTAGACCTTGTATGATTAAAAAATTGTATAATGACTATTTTCAAAAATCTAAGGTATTTCTATATCCTTTTTTACTAGTACCTAAGGGTAGCAGTGTTAGTCCTATTAACACCTATACTTCATTAGAAGGTTATTGTATCCACTCGGATACAAAACTTGTGTGTCAGTATCATATTAGGGATGATAATGCCTATAAAGTTTTTGAAAAGAGGCACTTACTAGGAAATCAATTTTTTCATGAATTTTTTGAAGCACCTGATAATATCGGATTATATATATTTGATTTACAGGACTTTAGAAGTGATTGGGATAAAGTGATTGATGGTAAATACTCTCAATTGAGTAAAGAAGCAAAAAGCATAATTCTAACTTATTATCTCAATAGTAAAACTAATTATGCTTATGTTGACAGTTATTTAAACCCACAAGATTATTTTGAATCTTATGCAAAACTTCTAGGGTGTAACTCTAAATTATTAAAATCAGTTGGTGAACTATGTGATAAACCAGACTTTACTAAAGAAACAATAACAGTTTCTATTAAGGATCTAGGTTTTGTAGTAGATTTGCCACAATAAAATCAACAGTATGAGTAATATGCTTTTAATTAAATCGGATTGGAACAATCAGGAAACATTCAAAATGATTCCTATTGATTTGTCTTGTCCTTTTGTAGAATGTATCTATGACCGTGATTCCAAAGTACTTGCAATTATAGGTAAAACTACAAAGCAAAGCTTTCACATGGTCCGCAAAATAGATGACAATGGTGATATAGTAACTAGAAAAATACGCACAGAAGGTTCTAGTCCTTATAAAGAGGAAAGAAAACTTCTTGAAACTTTTCAAGAATACTATATTACAAATGTGGATGATATCAGACAAATTGTTAAAATGTTTGGTAGTAATAACGCTACATTTGACTTTGAAAAGTATTTAGTAGGTATGGATGCTACGAGTACTCCTAGCACTCCAGCTTCTTAATAACGGTTAGTTAAGTTTTACGGTACAGCAAAAAAGGGAGAGATAACGTTCTCTCCCCTTTTTATTTTTATAAGAGTAATCAGCTACTTAAAATATTGATGCATATGAAAAAATCACACTGGGTGATGGACTATGAGACTTTAATCAACTGCTTTGTAGCATGCTTTGAGCACTATAAGACAGAAGAAATAAAAGTCTTTGTAATACATAAACTCCGCAATGACACTGTAGAACTAATAAAGTTCTTAAATGAAAACAAAGAAAACAATGAATGGCATATCAGCTTCAACGGTTTGGCTTTTGACTCTCAGATAACTGAGTATATACTAAAAGTACAGGACGGTTTAGTTGATGGTGACCCGGAATTTGTTGCAAATGAGCTGTATAACATAGCTCAACAAACAATTGAAAGGAGTCAAGCTGGGGAATTTGCTTTGTTTTCTCCAAGAGATTTATCTATTGAGCAAATAGATGTCTTTAAATTGAATCACTGGGATAATCCTGCAAAAAGATCTAGTCTTAAGTGGATTGAGTTTAGTATGGACTGGTATAACATCCAAGAGATGCCTATACACCATAGTACATTTATAACCACAATGGAACAGATTAATGAGATTATCTCCTATTGTATTAATGACGTAAAGGCTACCAAGAACATTATGCATCTGAGTAAAAGTCAGATTAATCTTCGGCAGAGTCTTACTAAGCAATATAATATTAATCTATACAGTGCTTCTGAGCCAAGAATAGCTAAGGAGTTATTTCTACACTTTCTTAGTGAAAAACTAAAAGTAAAGAAGTATGACCTTAAGCAACTAAGAACAAGAAGAAGTGAGATTAGAGTCAATGAGATTATCCTGCCTTATGTAAAGTTTGAGACAAAGCCGTTTCAAAAGATTCATGAAGCATTTAAAAATCTAGTAATAGATCCTACTAATACAAAGGGAGGATTTAGCTACTCTGTTAACTTCAAAGGTGTAAGAACAGATTTTGGTTTAGGTGGTGTACACGGTGCTAGAGATGCCGGAGTATATGAATCTAATGAAGAGATGCTTATTATTACCTCTGATGTAACAAGTTTCTATCCTAATCTGGCTATTAGAAACAAGTGGTCACCGGCTCATATTCCTAAAGAAGCTTTTTGTGAACAGTATGAATGGTTCTTTGATGAAAGAAAAGTAATCCCTAAAAAAGATCCAAGAAACTATGTTTATAAGATCATTCTCAATAGTACCTATGGTTTGAGCAATGATGAAAATAGTTTTCTGTATGATCCAGAGTTTACTATGCGTATTACTATTAATGGCCAGCTAAGCTTGGCTATGCTTTATGAAATGATATGTATGGAGATTCCAGGATCAATTCCTTTAATGCAAAACACAGACGGTCTTGAAACAATGATTCCTGCAAAGTACAAAGACAAATACTTTGAGATTTGTAAGAGGTGGGAGGATATGACAAAACTTCAATTAGAGCATGATGAATACTCTAAGATAGTTATAGCTGATGTTAATAACTATATTGCTGTAAATAAAGCAAAGAAGGTCTCTTATGAGCAATGGTCAGACATTAAAAAAGATAATCCTGACTATGTATTCTATGAAGAAAATGGTGAATACTTTTATAAGGCTACTAAGTGCAAAGGTAGATTTGAGTTCTCAAATTTAGCACTGCACAAAAACAAGTCTTATGCTATTGTACCAAAAGCTATCTATAACTATTTTGTTTATAATACTATCCCTGAAAAGTATTTGAGCATGAATCGTAATATATATGATTACTGTTCAGGTCTTAAGGCTAAAGGAGATTGGTACTTCTCATCATCCTGCTTTGCTGATGGAAATGTCATAAATAAGCCATTGCATAAAATTGTTAGGGCTTATATTTCAGATGAAGGCTGTAAGATATATAAACACAATAAAGTAGATCATAGAACCTTTCAAGTAGAAGCCGGTGCTGTTAAACAAACTGTTTATAACATAGCTGAACAAAAGAAATGGCCAGAATACAATGTTAATGAAGCTTACTATATCAATAAGATCTACAAAGAAATTATTAAGATAGAAGGAGACAAAAAGAATGTACAACTTTCAATGTTTTAAAACATGACAAGCAAAGAATTTACAACTACTGTAGTAGAGCCTAGGTTAGAACTTATTAGAAAAGTTCTGTCAGCAAAGGGTACAGAGTATGGAGCTGATAAGTCAGCTTTCCATACTTTTGAACAAGCTTCTAAATTAAGTTTCCATAAAACTCCTCAGGGAGTTGCTTGGGAATTTATGTGTAAGCATTTGCAATCTATTAAGGACATGATAGATGACCGCCAACAATTTGGTACAGTTCCTTCTAAAGCTCTTGTAGAAGAGAAGATAGGCGATACTATTAACTATCTCATTCTTTTAGAGGGTATGTTCCAAGAGGACATTAATTATAAAGAAATACCAACAGGTACAAATACAACAACTACCTATGACAAAATCATCTTTACAGACCAGAATGAATAAACAATTAAGACAAGTAAAAGAGTTTCATGAAGCTTTTGATGCTCCCATTTCAGAAGAGTTAACTCTTATTCCAGAAGAAAGATATCACTTAAGAAGTGATCTTTTAGCAGAAGAGAATCAAGAATACCTAAAGGCATGTCTTGATAAAGATGTTGTCGGTGTTGCTGATGCCTTAGGAGACATGCTTTATATTCTGTGTGGTACAATGGTAGAACATGGCTTTCAAGCGTACATGGAATCTGTGTTTACTGAAATCCACAGAAGCAACATGAGCAAACTAGGAGCTGATGGCAAACCTATTTACAGAGAAGATGGCAAAATTCTCAAAGGTCCTTCTTACTTTAAACCTAGACTTACAAAAGTCATCAATAAAGTAGAAAGAAATATATCAGATAAGTAGTCTGTATCCCACACTCAAGACTCTTTGATAAACTAAAGGGAAGAGAAAACCCCGGTGTAATGCCGGGGTTTTTCTTTTTATCCTTGTCCTCTATTTAGCTTTTTGTAAAACTTACTAGATTTCAATTTGCTAAATTTGGTTTTAGCGTGAACTCCAGGACGGCTTTTCTTAAAGTTGTCAGGAGCATAATTGTTTTTTGAAGTTTGGACTTTAGCCATTATTTATCACGTTTTTGAAGGTTACGCACTAATATTATAGGTTCAACAGTTGTACCGGATATACTCATTACTTTCATTAATTGGTTTACAATTTTAGAAGACTCTTCTTGTTGCCAATTATAAGGACCAACATCTCTTTTATAGCGTCCTGAAGGATCATCAGTAGCATAGTCTATCAAATAAGTAAATATGTTTTGATAGTAATCCATTGTACTCTTAACACTGATACTTTCCATTTTGATAAGACCTAGATAATCATCTAGACCCATACCTGGCCAAGGAATCCAAGCTTCATTCTCTGCTCTTGTTTGCATAGCAAGGTTAAGCAAGTGATTTGAAATCCAACCATCCATATGAAATGGGTCCTCAGAATCAGATGTGAAAGGTGTTGGAAGAGGTCCACTTTTCTTTCTCAATTTTTCAAACCTGTCTTCATCATCCGGATCAAAGCCAAAGAATAGTTTTACAAGTATTTCCTGTAATACAACAAGCATTATTGTATCCATGCTGACTTTCTTTAGTGATACAATTTGGTCAGGTGTCATATAAGCTAGAGATTTACCTCTTGTTTTAAACATCATAGCCATTGTCTGCAAAAAGTCAATATAGAAACCTTTGCTCACATCATTTAGATTAGCATCATATCTTGGTAAAAATTTACCATTTCTATATCTGTATTGCCATCTATCCATAAACATCCTTGTAAAGTATGTTTTCATATTAGCAATTACTCTGAATAGTAGGTATCTACCTGCTTCTGGACTTTCAAACTGAGAATAAGCACCGGCTATATTATTAATCAAGCCATGCACTGTCTTTATAAAGTTTTTATACTTTGCTCCTGTAGGAGCCCATTCTGCATCAACACCTTCTTTTAATTGTACTTTACCATCAACAACTTCCCAAGCATCACTGTATTTTATTTTATTTACAGTTCCATCAGGCATTGTTTGTTCAACCAATGTTTTGGTAAGCATTGCTCCAAAAATACTTAAGGAATCATTTAGTTCAGTCCATTGTCTTACATTGGTTGAAAAACCAAGAGTAGCAGTGTCCTTAAATAAAGATCTAGTGGTTCCTACACCTTGAGTGATTTTTTTCATCAATCTACCTTGTAGTGGATCCATCATCTCAACTAACTGAACATTCAAAGATCTAGAAGTAGTTTTATAAAGCTGCATACTTATCTCAAATGATGTAGCATTTGCCCACATACTTCCTTTCAAATAATCACCTACTGTAAAATACTTACCTCCAGCGGCCTGAATCATAGCTTGGTGTTTAAAACCAAATGTATTTTTAAGGGTAGATGGTAAGTTAAAGGCAAAGAATGATGTAGAGGATAATCCAAAAATACCATTAACAAACTTATTAAGACCTCCCATGTTCTTTGTAAAACCTGTTTGGGTTTTTCCTTCAAACTCTCTTTCAATAAAAGCATTAATAGCCTTAGCTCTTATGCTCATTTGCTGAGAATTTTTAGGATACAGATATCCGGTTGACAAGTTAACAACTGCTGTAAAACCTTTTAGTTTTCTCTTAAGTGCTTCCTCATTTCTACCAGGATCTTGTAATATACTTCTTAATGCCTGAGCTGTAGGAAGCATATCTATAAGAGTTTTTTGTTTAATACCAGATTGCATATATCTAGTCATACCTCTCAAGACATCCATAGATACTTGTTCACTAGGCAAATCATACTTACCAGTAATAGGAACCTTAGCATAAGCATCATTTAGTAAGTCTGTAGTATTAGATGCATTCATATAGGTAGGGTTCAATCCCTCTTCCAGGTCATCCGCTGCAGTAGAGAAGAATCTTTTTACCTTACCAGCCCAAACACTTAAAGGATTTTGTCTAGTAGTAGTAAAGATCTCATAGTCTTCTTGGCCATATCTAGGTGCCTCTAAGTCTAGGCGGCTATCATATGGAAGTTTTGTTTGGAAGTTTAGATGCTCTTGGATAAGTTTATTTAAAAGCTTAAACTTAGCAGGATCATTTTTCTCTAAGTTAAAGTAATCTTCATTGATGTAAGTCCTATCTGTATTATTAATCTTAGGTAAGAAATTACCTAGCATATCAACAGTAGCGTTTTCAATAGAGAGTCCTTCATTAAAACAGTCTAGAATGGTTTTTCTTTCTGTCTTAAGTTTAACTTCATTACCAGCATCATCAACATAGAAGTCTTTTACAGTTCTGTAAGTATACTCAGCTGTAGGTACTCCATCAATTCTTTTGATTTCATTACCTTCATTATCAAAAATAATTGTCTGCTCATAGTAATCACTACTTGCAGGCCTGCTATATGTCCATATAGACAAAGGTGAATAAGTATTAAGCCCAGCCTGATTTGTATAGGTGCTGTGGTTTTTTAATATCCAGTCAGCAAAGTCAGGATTCATTTTGAATAAGACAGCCATATTAATCATATCAGGCTCTCTTAGAAGAAGATCATTAACATCTGACTCACTAAACTCACTAATATTCAAATTCTTTTGAATGTAATCTAGCATCTTAGGGGTACTTTGAATAAAGCTATTCAAGGTATCTAGATAGTTTTGACTTACACTCTTCTTAGTAATAAGATCTAGCTCATAGTACAGCTGAGATATTTCTAGTGATTTATCAATATCCTCTTGACTTAGTTTAGATTGAGCAAGTCTCTCTATTATAACTTCATACTGTAGAGTTAAGTCAGCAGAAGGTGCTGCTCCAGCGCCTATTTTATAGGCATCAAGAGTTTCATTGTATAGTTTATAAACACCATACTCAGCTTTAGTCATTCCTTTTGGAGCTGTAGAAGAACTCTTTCTTAATTCTTTAAGTTCTTCTTCAATCTCTTTAATTCTTTTTACAACTGCTGGAGGTATATCTGAACCAATAGGAATATAGTTCTGATCCTTATAAGGAGCAATGTAAGAGTTCAACTCTTCTCTAAGCTCATTAATTTCTTCTAGAACAGCATCATTAGATGATAGAGCAGATAATTGTGTAAAGATTCTATTTCTATCATCAAAATATCTTTGAGAAGTTTTACGGACAGTATTTTTCTCTATCCATTCTTCCATACTTGTATCATACTCTTCACTACCTCTACCATACTTAGTAGCAACAAGATCTTCAAAATGAAGATATGCACTTTCAAATGCGCCTTCTCTAGGCTTCCATTCATGGAACTTTTTACTTAGTTTATTATACTCCTGCAATCTTTTAGCAACAGCATAATCATCTGAGTCTATAGGTTTTGGTGTACCATCAGAATATGTAAAAGAAGACAATTGCTTAAGTTCTTTAAGCTTTTCTCTACTTAGAGTAATATTATTAAGAAGCTCCTCCGGATCAGTAATCTCTCCGTTATAGGCCCTTAATTCACCTATAATTTTTTCTCTTTCTAAGAAAGCCGTTTTACCAATCTCATCATTAAACATATTATACAATTCGTAGTATTCATCTGTATACCTACGATTCATATATTTCTTTTCAAATGCTGCTAGATCAGTGATAGCATTGATAAGCTCTTTGTTATTATCATTAGAGTTATTTTCATTTACTTTATCATGCGCTGCAGATAATCTATCTTTAAGATCTCTATAATCTTTTTGGTAGTTTCTGAATGGAGTTAAGAACTTCCATACAAGCTTTGGTTTACTATCTTCTTTATTAGTAGATACAGCATCTAGAAACCATAGGTCTTTACCCATAGTCATTCTTTGATAAGCTGTTTTATAACCAGCAGCACTTGCTAAGCCATCAATAGAGTCAATGAAATTGTTAAAGCTACTTTGTATTTCAGCATACATTTCTGAATATCTATCTTTAACATAAGAAGCAAATCCAAATACTACTGGATCTTGGTTATACATATAACCTTCTAAGAAACTATTAAGAGCATGTGCATCTCCAAGTTCACCTTCAATTAGTTTCTTTACAGTTTCTGGTGTAAGTCTTACTTCATTGTACTCTTCTTCATATCTATCAATTAAAGACTGAGGAGCATTTTTAGCTTTAAGCTTTGTTCTTATTCTCTCATAGTATGCTTCAATATTATCATTCAGAGGCTTTAGTTGAGTGTTTATTAGGTCGGCAACACCTTCGCTATAGATATCATCTGTATATCTTTTACCTCTTTGCAGGTTATTTCTTGCCTCACTAATCAATGAGAACAGAGCATTATCTGGAGTTAGATTATCTCTATATACTTCGCTGTCAGCTACTTGTTGGATATAATCCAAGAATGAAAGCCAGTCTACAATAAACTTGTTAAGATTAGAGGCTCTTAATAAAGCCTGCTTATCATCAATTTCTTCAGTAGCTATCTTTCTAAGCTGACCCACAGCCTTCTTACCCATATTATTAAGCTTTTCTAAGCTATTATATAGGGCTAAAGCATGGTTTGTAAGATATTCTATTTCTTCTTCATCAGTCTTAAATGATACCTCACCGGAAATATTATATTCTCTTAGATAACTAAGTACTTCACTTAAGTCTGATTTTTTAAGTTTGTTTTCAAACAACTGTTTTACTTCAGTATACTTAGTAGCTTCCATTATCTTTCTCTGTCTGAGGAAGGTTTTAGAAAACTCACGGGTAATTTTATTCATGTCTGACTGCTCTAATGTTAGCAGGTCATCCATTACTTGCTGTTTTATATCTCTAGCAAATGCTATAACATCTTCTTGATTAAGTACTTCTGTGTTGATTTTAAACTTCTCAGAATTAAGCATTTCAGCCAATTGATCCAAAGTAGTATCAACGTCAAGTTTCTCAATAGATATTTTTTGACCTTTTAATAGTCTGCGGAACATCTGCTTGACAGCAAATAGCAAATCCTTAATAAACTTGGCAAATCCTGTACTTTTTGCTTTGTTGTTATATTTAAGATTTGCCGCTTTAGATATGGCAAATACTATAACCTCTTCTTTAAAACGATCAGAACCTTCCTTTAACTCAGGATAGGTTCTTTTTACAGCATTGATTAGTTCTCTTCCTTCCGGTGTGCTGGCTACTTGATTATATAAATTATTAAACAAGGTGTTGTTAGACAATGCTATAGATCTAACAATAGGGTGAGCAAACTCGTGGAATACTATCTCAGTAGTCATTCTATCAGCAATAAAGTATACTTTATCACCTACATAGAAAGCTGCTTCATTTTTATAAGGAATACCGGCATCTTGAATTATCTGAGCTGCTTGTTCCTCAGTAACCATTTCAACACTAAGACCTTCTATATTATTAGCAAGGAGTGCAGCTAGCTTATTGGCAATTTCATTTCCTCTGTCTTTCTTATTAGTTTCTTCATTAACAAGTAAAGGCTCTGTAAGAGCAGTATACTTGTTATTGTAATTACCTAATTCTTTGAAGAATGCAACATTAGCTTCTTCAGAATTTATATCAGAGCTTTCTATTTTTGATTGTGTTTCAGAAAATGAAAAATATCTGTAACCTTTTGATGTAAATTTATACTTATCATTTATAAAAGGATCAAAGTAGATAAGATCACTAATATCTTTTGAACGCCCCATAGCTATTTTAGCTTCAAAGATTTGTTTCCAATCTTTCCAATAATTATCAAAAATCTCAGGGTAGTTACCTTCTGCAGTTCTTAAAAAGAAATCTAATACATATCTTTTAGGTAAAATTTTACCATTATCTGAAGGTTTAAAAAACATACTAGCTCCTGTACCATCAGCATTTTTTACAAGCACAGTTTCTGTTGGATGTTCTATATAACCAGATATAGTTACAGATTCACCTTTTTTATGATCTTTTCCAATAAATGTAGCACCTAATGTCCAAGAAGGAAACATGTCTTGTACATTTCTATACCAAGCTTGTTCTTCTAAAAATGGAATTATCTCTTTGGTGAATTGCTTACGTCTCTCAGCATTTTTTAATTCTAACCCACGAGTTGTAATCCACTCATAAAACTTTTTAGCATTCTGTTCTTTTCTAAATGTTTCAAGAGTAATAACACCGTCAATATCATGAAGATCTTCATTTACATCACGCCACAAATTACCATATTTTCTGATTACTTGTGATCCTGAAAGTTTAAAATTGACATAAGGATTTTCTACTAACCTTAAAATAAGAGACTTAGCAAATTGATCTTTTTCTAATGTCTTATCATAATCTTTTAATTCAAGTTCAGTACCATCAGCTTTAAAAAGCTTACCATCTTTCTCATACACACCACGAATAAACTTACTATAGTCTTTTTTATAAACATTATCAACAATGTCTAACAGAAGATTATTAAGCTTTTCTTGATTATATGTATCAAACTTTTTTACACCTAGAATATGTTCTCTAATCCAATTGTAAAGTTTGTTCCAGATAGACAAAAGTTTACCTTCTACATAAGGATTTTTGAATCCTTTTTTAGCAAAAAACTTAGCATCTAAATCAGGATTATCAAAAGTGACTTCAGGACTAATATCTTTTTGAAAATTACCAACTAAACCTTGTTTTATAAACTCAACTATTACTTGTCTATGAGCCCAGTTATTTCTGTTTTTAAACAGATCTTCTGATTCAATTACTTCATCATCCATTGTAAAAGATGGTTCACCTAATCTTTTAAAAGGAGCAAACTTGTTATAGTAATAATCGTATTTATCCCAACTTGATATATTATACCAAAGGTCTTTTCCCAATTTAGATTTTTGACCAAGAAAAGTATAGGCAATATATGCAACTACTTCTGGTACTGTCTCTAGATTTCGGTCTTCTTTTATTGCTAAATACTTTTGTAAGACATCAAATGCAGCTAATGGTGACCCAGTAAGTGACCTTAAAGTAGTAACAATTTCCTCAGGTTGCTCAACTACATTAATTTTAAGACCTTTAACAAAATCTAATAGAAGATCATCAAGTTGTTTATTAAAAGGGATAGGTTTAGAATTTTCTGTTTTGGATTTACTAATTTTCTGTTGCACTTCTTTAGGAGTACGGATATCTCCATACTCCATAAAGTCACGCATAGCTTCAAATTCACCTACAGCTTCTGATAAAGCTTTCCATTCAGGACTTATTCTATTAGGGCAACTATTCATTTTACTTAACTATAAAAGCATTGACGTAATTTTTCTTTAACCATCTCATCTGTAATAGGTTGGCTACTTAAAACTGTTTCACTATAGCTCTTCTTATTTACAGTTTTGTACATAGGATTGATATAGCCAAACTCCTTATACAGGCGCTCAGACAAATATACAAAACTATCTAGGGCTACTGGATCTTTGGTTATCTTACTTTCAGCATGATCAGTAAATTCATTTCTACCATATCCTAAGAAAGCTTGACCATGACCCTTTAGATTAAAGATAATGGTTTTCTTCTCATCATCTCTAAGAGATTTCAACTTTTCAATCCAAGCATCAATTCTCTTGATATTATTAGCATGTTGCTGTGGATCAGAGTCTCTAAACAGTTCTTCTGGACCCATTACAACTGCAACCGGTTTTGTTATAAGACCTACAGCTTGTTCTTTACTTAACTCACTCTTAGCCAGCATACTTCCAAAAAGAGTAGTTCCATTATAACCATTCTTTCTAGCACCTGTATTAACAGGTAGATACTTTGTAGAGTATGGCTGTAGACTGTCATCAAAAGCAAATACTAGGTTATTATTAGCTTTACTTTTAGAAGTAATGTACTTAACCAATGTTTCTGATTTAGCAGCCGGATGTATATCATAAAGATTAACATTAGGATCATAGTATGAAGAGCCCATGCTTGCAGCTTTTGGAAGTGGTGCTTCTAGATTTTCATCAGATTCCCCTAAAGAATAATCTTTCATGTACAAAGCTGTAAACAACTTAGCCTCAACCTCTTCTTCCTCTAAACCAAACTCATTGCTTTTTTCTTTAGCATACAGATTATTAAATTTAGTTTTATAGGTATCTATAAAGTCTTTTGATGCATCTAGCTTTTTAATAGCCAAGGCAGATGCCTCACTTAACATCTCACTATAAACTTTTGTAGATATCAATCTTGATAGGCTGTATCTATTTTTAGACCCTTGACCTGCTTGGAAGAAAGCAAAGAAAGGAAACGCTGCAAAGATTTTACTAATTCTAGCATTTTCAAAAGGGTCTTCCACTTTCATTATACGAGGATCAGCAAGTCTTTCTAGTTCATCATGATAGATGTTTACTTCATCTGCAGTTAGTTTGATTTCTGAAAGCTTTAGATTTCTTACTCCTCTAATATTAGTAAACAGCAATGAGCTAAGTACTTTATAATCAGTAAGTAAGTTCTTATGATCCATTGTCAACTTATCTACTTGTGTAGCATATGAGTTAACATCTTTGAACATAAATTGGACATTAAGATTATTTAGCAAAGCCAAATCTCTTATGTAATCTTCATAAGCTCTTCTACCAACAATCTTTTCAAAATTAGCTGCATTGCTATAATCATCTAGTATTCCAGAAATAAGAATAGCATTCTTTCTTTCTTCAAAGTCAGGAGTATTTTTATAGTTATCATAAGGAACTGTAGCTCTTAAAGTCTCTCTTTCATATACAAATCTGTAATACTTAGCTTTCTTTTCAGCTTCTGTATTACCATGTAAGTACATTGGGCTTACAGGAGATAATGCCTGTTTTAACCAATAATTTTCTGAAGAGTATAGATCTTCTTTGACATGATCATTTAGAGCTCTTTCATCAACATAAAGAGTGTTTCCTTCTACAAAAGCACCTCTCTCTAGATCTAGAACTTTTTTAACTTCAAAGTCAATTCCTAAATTATTATAAGGAGCTTTTGGGTCAAATCTGTTAGGATCTATTAACCAGCTTTGGAACACATAATTTGTAAAGTCATTTCTGATAGCATTTGTAAGTGCTTCTGTATCTTTGAATATATGACCATACTTTTCTGTAAAGGCATCCGGATAAATATTAGTCATCTCATCTATAAGCTTATTTAGAGAAGGATGATCTCTTAAAATAAACATTCCTCCAATAAGATTTATTATCTCATCATGAATCTTAAATGCACCAATTGGTGATTCCTTTTCAAGCTTTTCTAATATTTCATTTGGGAACCTGTTATCAGTTTTAAGTGCAAGAGTTTTTGCTAAAGATTCTCTTACAGACCTTAGTGTTGAAGATCTTTGAGTATCAAAGTTCATAGAAAGTTTGACTTGGGTAGTGGCACTAGACATCTCTTCAAGTTCTATAAAATGAAGTAATACCTGTAAATCTTGAAGTTTAGTAGAAGAGCCATCTAAAGTTTTCTTAAGAGTATTAGCACTAAAGTCTGGAGCAGATGTTTCATACTCACCTGTGTTATTAAGAAAGGTTGGTACAAACTCAGTATAAATAGTTTTCTTAATATAGTTAGAGTCAAACTTACTACCTAATATCTTTCCTTTTTCTGTTACTACATAAGGTTCAAAATAATTATTATAAAAATCTTCTGGAAGAAGTTCTTTAATCATTCTAGATCTTGTTTCAACCCTATACATGTTAGGACTTGAAGGTTCTCTATTAAGAGGTTTAGCAAAAGTACTTTTAGCTTTTCTTTGTTCTTCTACATACTTTCTAACAATAGGCTGTGCTGCAAAATAGATAGCCTGTTCTAATGGCACGCCTGCCTGTACCATAAATAGCAAAGTAGGGCTGACTTCTTTATTACCATTAATATCAAAAATCCAAGCATCTTTAGCAACGTCAACCCAACCATTCATCATTTGGCTGATTAGAGTTGAAATTCTATACTTACCTTCTACATCATAGATATTAGACAATGATATAACATCTTCATCATTAATGCTAATGGTGTTATGAGGCATTCTGATTTGTTGGATGATGTCATATGGGTTTTTCTTAGAACCTATTTCTGCAGTTCTTACCATGTAAGCACCAACCCTGTTAAACAGAGTGTTATAAGTATTATCAACAGCACCAAGACCTAGGGTCTTTTTACCAATGTTATTTGAAGACTGTTTGTATCTATTATAACCTAGCTCATAAATTCTGGTTCCAGAAATAATATCCTCTCTTCCAGTAGTAAAGTTTTTGTATGCATCATAGTCTCTTGTATACTTAGAGATATCATCAGCAATAGTTTTTACATATTCTGTACTGTTAGGAGTAATAAGATCTGAGAAGTTCTGCTCCATAGACAAAATATCTACAAGACTAAAGAGCAAATCATTTTCAATACCTTTTGCTGAAGCACTAGATATTTCTAAAGTAAGATTATCAATTCTATCTTGAATAGGATTTACAAGATCATTTTTATAATCTCTAAACTCTTTAGAAGCTGTAGAATATAGCTCTTCCAATTCTAATGATAGCTCATTAAGTTCTACATATAGGCTTGGATCTGGTTGTTCCTGGCGCTCAAAGGCATCCTGGAGATTATTCTTAGCATTTCTAATAGCATCTTTGTATTGTTTAACAGTATCCTCAAAGTCGCTTTTTAACTCATCAGGAAACTCATTCATCTTGTCTTGAGTGTAGTCAATAACATTTTGAAAAGCTTCCTCTCTTTGTCTGTATAAATCAAATAGTTGTTGGTAGGCTGTCTCTTTATCAACAGTATCTTCACTTCCTTCTTTATATTTAACTAAAGAAATACCTTTAGAAGTCTTTACAAGACTAGGGAACATCATGAATAGCTTATCAATGTCAAAGTCAGATCCTGCCTTTGCTACAATTTCTCTTGGTAGGATAATCATATTACCCGCAGCCTCTGGCAAGAACTCATAAACTTCAGCAAATTCCATATTATTAAGACCTTGTACAGGAATACGTACACCGGCCATAGTAACAAGCTTTCTGTTATCACCTTCATTAAGCCATGCCTCATCTTTGATAAGCATGTTAAGAGCTTGCAATCTAGTGCGGCCTGTCTTAGCTTTCATCAATATAGTTACCTCTTTAAGCTTCAGTAGTTTCTTGAAATCTCCTTGAAGAGCAATTTTAACTTTCATTCCTCTAACAATGCCATCAGGACCTAATTCATAGGTAGGTAATCCTACATCATCATAAATTCTGTTTTCTTCTGCAGTAGCTTTTCTAATATTAGCTTTTTCAAATCCTGCTCCAGAAACTTGAACTAAAGCTTCACCGTTTATTTTCTGTTTAACAACTCTCTTATTTACAATAGCAACAAGCAGTTTTTCAATTGTTTCTGCAGATGGGTGAATACTCAAGTCATAAACTAATGAGTTACTAAATTCACTAAACTTAATAAAGTCAATTTCATGCTCAGCAAGGTCTTGTCTTTCAAGTTCTTTTTTTATAAAGTCAATTAACTTTTGAGACATAACAAGCTTTCCATCTTTAAAATGCAAAGCCATTTCTTTTTTGAGCTCTTTTATTTTAAAGTCAATATGCTTTTTAATAAGACTTTCATAAGCTATAAGCTTATTATAGTTAGGATCCTTTAGCTTTTCAGATTCACTTAAACTTTCCCAGAGTTCTTTTTTCTCTTTTTCTGGCAAGTCATTTCTAAAACTAGTAGGTACACCTTGCTCCATAAGACCTTCCTCTACAAGTTTTCTTAACTGTGTTGAGAAAAGAATTGTGCCCTTAAATTTATCATGAACTTCTGTTTGATCTTTAAAGTAATCAATAAAGATCTCATTGTTTGTAAATTTAAAGCCCGGTTGAGCAAAAGCTACCTCATTAGATGCTCTGCTATTATCTAGATAGAACTGATCAACTACACCATTACTAGTAATAGTATTAACTTTAGATGCTGATTGGAACAAAGCATAATCAATGTTTTGCTCAACCATTCTATTATGAAGAATTTCTAGATTACTACCCTCAATAACATTTGGGATAAGAGGCATCAAAGAAAACTTATGGAAACCCACAACAGGTAAACCATTGGTTTTCAATGGACCATAGTATTGCATCTTCTTTACAGGGAAGAACTTCAATACAGTAGCAGTATCTACTTTCTCATTTCTTAGGATTCTTCTATACAATTGTTCCTGAGGAGGTGACCATTTACCAAGACTCATAAGCATGGCTCTGTATGAATCAAAAGAAATCCATCCTTGACCATCCCCTTCTTTCATCTTACCATACTCAGAGAAAAGCTTATTGATATTAGATTCAAATACATCTCTTTTCTCTTCATACTTATCACCAAGTCTTTTTCTTTCAGCTTTGATAACAGCATCTTTATAGTGATCCATTAGAGATGATTTACTCTTAGTATCTTGTAGAACAGCAGTATTCATTGTTCTCTTAAATACTTTAGCTCCGTTTTTATTATATCCGGACTTACTAAACCATTCACTATCTGCATAACTATATTTAGAAGCTACGTTATTTAGCATATTAAGCATAGCATTGTCAGTACGCATAATCTCCCCAGTAGCTGCAAATGCTGCATTTCTCTTATGATACTCTTCTTTTTTAAGATTATAAAGAGCTACATCACCATAAAACAGATTACCTGTTTCATGCTTATGAATCCAGTCATTCAGTACAAATGATCTAAAGATGGCCTCATCAAGATAGTTTTCATTTTCTTTTTCATAAAGACTCAAAGGGAGTTCTTCAGAGTTTAAGAAAAGATCTCTAACGGATTTCATAAGCTTTTGATTTTTTTGCAAACCAAACTTAGCTCCATCCTTTTTAAACTCACCTACAATGTTGTTGAAGTATGCTAGTATATCAGCTTCAATGTCTCTTCTTAAATTTGTACCCTTTGCACTATTGATCTTTTCTAGGAAGTTTTCTGAAATGAATTTTCCTTTTTCAAGCTTAGCTTTAGTTTTTGGGCTAAGAATATCTTTAAAGGTTACAAACTTATCACCTATATTTTTATACAGGTCATCTCCAACAGTAACTAATCCAGCCTCATCACCGTTTCTTAGCTTAACCATTCTTTGAATTTCTGAATCTAAGAAGGTCATAAAGTGTGACAATGTCTCAAGATTACCTGCAGTTAGATCAATGTCTTTGTCACTATTGTACTGAGCAAACTTAAATATGTTTACATAGTTCTTTTTACCACTAGGAAATACTATTTTATACAAATAAGCTGAAGACTTATCTGAGTGCTGAGTTGTAGCAGGAGTTCCATATATAAGTGTAGTATAGAAGTTCTGCAAAAGGTTTGTAATCTCATCTGCATCAGAGGTAGCAATACCAATGTTTGCAAACTCATTATCTATAGTTACAGAAACACCACTAGAGTTAATCAACTCAATTTTAGCAAAGGTCTCTCTACCACCTGGAGTCTCTTGTTTAATTTTAGCACCTAGGTTTTCACCAAATAAAGCCTTTAAGATCAGGTTATTACGCATTGCTGGATTTCTTTCATAATCCAAATGTGACATTTTAGGGTCACTAATAAGCTCATTATACCCTTTTGCAGCATTAAGTGAATTAATCTGAACAGTGAATGTTCCATTTTTAGAGAACTCAAACTGACCATCTCCACTTGCATTGTACACCATACCGGTGCCATACAAGTCAGAGTATCTACTCTCAAGAGCTAAGAGCTCTTTATAAGAGTTGTCCTCAGTCTTACCATCAATTTTAATATTGATAAGATCCTTTATACTATTGATAAAGATCTTCTTGTCTTTATTATTATTGTTTATATGGTTAAGTCTTGTCCACAGTCCATTTACTAATACACGCAGATTAGTTCTAAGAGCATTCTGAATTTCAGGTACTGCAGATACATCCATACCAAGACTTCTTAAAAAGTCTATAGGCTTAGTTTTATAGGAGTCTTTAAAGTCTTTGAGAACTTCTGAAACATTAAGATAGTTACTTGTAAAGCTTGTCTTGCCTTCACCTCTATCTACTTTCTTAGTTACAATGTACTTTCTCTCACCCTCTTTATAAGGACGGCTGAAGTTTACTTCCCATGCTTTAGCAATTCTATTAAGATCTCCTTGGGCTTTTCCAGGCTTAGGTTCTAGAATATAATTACCATTATCATCCATTTGGAAGTTAACAGTAAGTTGAATCAAAGGAATTCTGGTAGCTGTAAAGGTCTGTGTAAAGTTTGTCCACAAAGCATTTTGAGCTATGCTCTCAGCTGTAAGATCATTCTCTATACCGGTTTGAGCATCAGGATTACCTAGCTTTTCTAAAAGATGTTGCATTACTTTATCTTTTGAAGCTTGGAGTTTTTTGTAGATATCTTCTACACCCATGCTTCCAGACAAAGCTTTTTGAATCTTATTCCAGCTTACATCAAAATCATTAAGCTGTGGGAAACCAAAGTCATCATACTGAAGCTTTCCACCCTCATATTTATATAGACTTCTAATAGTATAAAGGACTTCTTTGGCTGCCAGTTCTCTCATGGAAATTTCATTTCCTGATTTATGGCTATAACCATCTTTGTCTTTTACAGTCTTAGAATCCGGATCTTCTTCCTCTAAGTTATTAATAAGGTCATATGTTTCATCAAACTGTAGATACTTAGACTTTTTCAAGTGGAACCCTAGAATACCAGAGTCTTTTTGAATTGCACTAATTACATCATCTTGAGTAAGTTCTTGACCTAATGTAGAAGCAGGAGCAAAGTTAGTAATAGCAAGTTCTAGTGTCTTAACTGACTTATAGAGCTTTTCATACCCTACATCATCAGTAGACATATTAACAAGCTTATCAGAAAGGTCTGTGTACTTAGTTACAAACTCAGCAATTACTTCATTGTAAGCTGCAGTTCTTCTTGCAGGATCTGAGAACAGACTTGCCGCATAACTAACACCGTGCTCTTTAGATACTTTATCTACTATTTGTGAGAATACAGCATCAATAGCATTAACTATTTTCATAGCCTGTGCATAACCCATCTCATCAAGAAGATCTTGCTCATCCGGATTAACAGCTTTAATTTTATCTAGCTTAGTAAACTCAGAGTTTTCAAGCCCATAAGGAATAGGATTAATATCACCAAGACGTAGTTTAGTATATACTTCTTCTAGAAGGTTACTAACTTTTTCATCATTGTAGATGGTGTCATTGCTAATATTAAATACAGCCTTTAGGAAATCTAGTATATTTTTAAAGATAGATTTCTTTACAGGTTCTTTATCTGCACCTTTAAACTTACCGCCATTAAGCATAAACTGTCTAAAGTCTTCAGCTAGATATTCTTCTAGTTGCTTAGATGTAGCATCCTTAAAAGTAACAGTAGTTCCATCAAATGCTTTGAAAGTACCTGACTTATTAGAAAGCTCTTTGTAAAGTTTTTTACGTTGAGCTTCTGTAAGAAACATCTGAGTAAAGGCATGCCATGCCTCATGGTACAAATCTGCAAAGTTTGACCCTTTGTAAAGTACAATACCTGCTCTAGAAAGTACAATACCTGCTCTAGAAAAAGTAGCAATAGAGTTAGGGTTCTCTGTATTAATAATGTTAAACATTACCTCATATGGAACAAATCGACTCATAGGATGGCTGTCATACCATTCTTTAGCAGCATTAATTTGTTCTTCTGTAACAGACTCATTAATAATACCTTGACCTTTAAGTTTATTTAAAGTGTCTTTATCATTAATCTTTTTTATCTCTCTAGAAGCAGCACTAGGTTTATTAAAAGTTTTAGCTTGGAATACAGGTTTTGGTGTTACAGGACTAGCTTCAGATTTTGCAGATTTAGATATATTACCAGAAACATTATCAAATCCAAACTCCTCTTGAAGTCTTTGATTTAGATAAGCAAATGTTTGTGGAGCTTTTGTAGCAAGTGCTGCTAATCCGGTACCAAATCCTCCTTTAGGCAATACAATAGTTTTACCTTCTTTAGCTGCTTTTTCTTTTGCTTTTTTAATATCAGAATCTATAACTGCTTTGTTATCAGCAAGTTGATCATCTGACATAAATGCTTCTGGGGTATTCTTAGGTAATAATTTTGTAGAGATACCCACAGCATTAGGTTCATCTCTAATAATAGCTTGACCACCTTTACCAGTTCTAGTATTGTTATCTCCAAACAGAAAAAGTTTATTAGGATTCGCCCTAAGTAGTTTAACAGTATAATTTTCAGAGATTACTTCTATAGCAAGATTATTTGTAGTAGCTGTTTCAACTTGCTTATCAGCCTTACCATTAATTCTTTCATTAAGAACATCGGCATGACTTCTATAGCCACCTTTAAAGTAGCCTAGTTGTGCACCACCTTTAAGTTTAAGTCTATCAATCTGAGAATTAATCCAAGCTCTTCTATCAGCAATATCAGATAGATCATGGAGTTCACCATTCTTATCTGTAAATACATTCTGCCCATCAAGCCATTTTTCATAAGCATCTACAGCAGCAGAAATATCCTCCATAGGAATAGTTCCTTTTACATCTGTTCCAGTAAAAGGATTACCAAAATGTTTATTAGGAGTAAGACCCTTGAATTTAAGTTTCTCTGATGCTGCTTGTTTTTCTGATACACGCATTGTGTACAAGAGCTTACCTTCATTATGAAGCTCTCTTAATTTTTCAGTAGTAGAGTAAGTAATAGTACCACTAGTAGTTACTTCTTTCTCAGTCTTAACCTTCTGTTCTGTAACTCCCTCACCCTCAAGCTCTTTCATAGTTTCAAAAATGAAATAGCCATTCAAGTCTTGAAACTTTCCTGTTGTAGAATCAAAAGGTTTTAAGGTCTTTGAGTTATTCTGAAGCCACTTTCTATACTGCACAGGACTAGTACCATTACCTTTTAAAGTAATGGTGCCATCTGTATTCTTTTGGTAAGAAGGTGTTGTTTCACCATCTTTAGAATAAACGTTATAAGCATGTAGTACAGGGACCATTTCACCTGTCTTATTATCTTTTACAATGTTGTTTACTAAAGCATCTCTAAGATTTTCTCTAGTAGCAATAACAGGCTTGTCAAGTTTTTTACCATCGGCAAACATTACATAAAGCTTACCTCTAGTTTTTGTTTTCTTACCAAAGAATACATTCTCATAGTTGTTACCAAAGTAAACTTGAAAAAACTTCTCTCTATAGACAAGAAGTGTTTCTGGAGATTTTTTACCTCTTTCATCCACTAGATTTTCTCCTAGTAAGATGTTGATTGCATCCTCAAGAAACTCTTGGTCTGAATCTACAGAATTCATTTTAAATGGTACCACATCTTTGTAAGCACCTCTACTAAAAGCTTTGAACTGATTAGTTCTCTTTAGAGGATTCTCTGACATGTCCTCTGCTGTAGAAAGATCTGTATAAGAGTCTTCATCAGGAATATAGCCGTAGCTACCACCTGTAATACTCTGTACTACTTTTCTACCAGGGGCAGCAAGAACAAAATCCTTTTTCTTTTTTACATTAGCTCTCTGTATTTCTATATACTCTTCAGCTTCTTCTGTTGTGAAGTTCTGAGTAAACATAAGCTCCTTGATAGTCTGAACAGTATCTCTTTTCTCACGGAGTCTAAAGAATACAGGTGCCCCCTCTTCCTTATTTACCGGTTGATAATCATTATTAAAGTACAAGATGTTACCATTAACATCTGTAATTACTTGTAATACACCGGATGTATAAGATTTGTTATTAACTGTGATACCTTGTAATGCTTCTTTAGAACTCATCAATGTAACATAGTAACCCGTATCTTGCGAGTCAGTCTGTCCATTGTTTAATACATTCTTCAAGAAAGCATAGCTGAACATTAGGTCAGGATCTGTTTCATCTCCTGTTGTACTATCAAATGTATAAGGTCTTATAGAGATACTTGCTTTGGCAATATTAGATCTCTTTTCATCTTCTTTGTCAGCAGCATCTTTCTTTTCATTAAGACTTTTAATATCAGCTTCTAAGTCCTTTTGATCTTTAACTGGATCAAGACCCAGAAAAGATACAACATTCATAGGATCTGCAGCATAAGCTTTAGCTTGCTCATTAATCTGTGCAATAGAAGGAATAAGGTAATCTCTTATCTCTGCAATAGGTCCCAATAAACTCATTAAGTTCTCTGGAATAATAGCAGCATAAGTAATAGCCATATCAGGATTACTAGTAGCATTTAGTACTTTTTTGTAAATGCCTGACATATAACCATTTAGGTCAAATGGCACCCCCGTTTTAATATTAGATTGAATATCTTTGAGAATTCTTTTTAAGAAAGCTCTTTCTTGATTTTCAGAAAGTACGCAAACCATGCTTTATAATGTTTAATCTATTTGTTTTCCATTATCACATTCCTTAAGACTATCAAGGAACTCATTATCAATTTCTTCTTCAGAAGTATTATTAACTTCATCATTAAGATTCTGAATATCCTTAATTTTAGTAGCAGGATCTGTTGCAGAATTTACTGCTTCTTTAATCTCATTTTTTGTTTCTTCATCCATATTATCAACAATTCCTTCTTTTTCAGAAGCAAGTTTATCTCTTAAGTCAAAAATGAATTCATTAGCTTGAGCAACATCCATTAGTTCTATTAAATTTTGATTATAAAAAGCTCTCACTCTTTTATCATAAATTTCAGCAAGTTCTTCAAAAGTTATAGGTACAATATTTCCTTCTTTATCTTTCTTGTTAAACAAAGATCTGTTTTCAGGAATACGGTATTGAGCCAGAGCATCTTGTAGTTTTTGAAGATTGGGCGCTTTAACTAGCATCTCTACAAATGTAGAGTTTATTGCACCCTTTTCAAAGAGTTCCTTTATGGTTTTATTGGTATTTTTTTCAACTTGATTTCCTTTGGTATCAGTTGTAATACTTTCCCAACCTTCTTGTTGAGTTATATCATAAGCTGCCTGTCTAGCTGGTTCCTTAGCAACATATTCATTAAACTGATCTATGCTTGATTCAGCAGAGTCTGCTTCTTTTACAAACAAAGCCTTAGAAGAACTTGGTGAGCTAAATACATTAGCTTCCGCTCTTAAGAACCAATTAGAAGATACTACAGTTTTACCAGACTTAAGAAGTTCTTTTATCTTTTCTTTTACGTTGTTTTCAAGAATAGCTCTCTTTGGAGAAGCATATAATACTGCCCCTGGCTTTTCTTCAAAATTAGGATCTTCTGATAAGTTGTTTTCTCTAAGAACTTCTTTTAAAACATCATCAGCATTTACAATATCATACTTTTCAAAGATGATTGGGTCAACAGTACCATAAGGAGCATAAATTAATTTACCTCCAAATCTTGTTGGAACATTAGCTTTAGATTTTTTAAATGATTCTTTTTTAACTAATGCTCTATCAATTAACTCTGGAGTAGACGCATTAGCAGCATAGATCTGATCCATGATCTTATCTATCTCTTGTGCTGATTTAGCTCTATCTATTACTGTATTCCAATCTACTTTTGTTGTAGTTGGTTTACCTTCTAAAGCAGCTAGTTCTGCATCAGTTAATTTTGCACCAAATACTTCATTGATGTTAGTCAGCACATCTGCAGTAGGAACTGGTAGCACCAGATCCTTGTGTTTAGGATTTGCGGGTGATCCTAACTCACTTGATCCGCGACCCAATCCACCAAAGTAAGAAGAGGTAACATATTTTATCTTCTGATCTTCTGTTGTAATTTCTTTGCTAGTCTGCTTGTCCAGAATTTTACCCATTCTTTGAAAAGTAGAGTTGAATGGTTTTAGCGTTTCATAAAGGCTCAGCAGATACTGACGGGTAGCAGGAGAAAGCTTAGCTAACGTTTCATCTGATATGTCGTCATACCTTTTATCATTACCTTCATAGAAAGCTTTTTCAAAAACCTTAAATAATGTTTTTTGTTGAGCAGCGTCTACTGCTGGAGCAGGTTTAGCTTCTTCTAGTAGTGGGGTAATCAGGTCATCATACCTATCATAGATCTCTTTAGCTTTTGCATTACTAGAAGCCTTTACTTTTTTAGAATCTATTCTACCATTTACTATAAATGACTCAGCATCTTCTACATCTCTTCTAAACTCTGCTATTTCTTGCTTCCTGTATTCAGCAACTAGTTCTGCATCATATGCAGCCTTGATTTTATATAGTAATTCTTCTTCTGTTTTTGCTCTTAGTCTTTCTTTTTGTTCACCATATAATGTAGCATACTCATTTCTCTCTTCTACAAATTGAATGTTAGATATAGTTTCCTGTCTTCTTGTTTCTATAGCCTTTATAGCATCTGTAACTACAGGTTCTTCATCTGCTTTTCCTTCTTTATATCCTAGAATAGAATTTACAGATTCACGCGTTATTGGAGGACTAAGAATTGTCTTTTTATCACTGTCAGCTTTAGGATACTTATCAAATTTTATACTAGTAATGTTTTTACCATCAGAACTAGAACTTACAAGAAGATTTAAGATATGAAGCCTTTCAACTTTTAAACCTGTCATAGATTCAAAATTGTCAGCATAAGCATTTAATTGAACCTTATCTGATTGTGTATAGAACTCTTTAGTTCTACGTGGTTTAAAGGATGTCTTGAAATCAATGATATAATACTTACCATCTTTTTCAAGAAGTAAGTCCATTGTACCTGCGGTAAGTTTACCTTCAATCATACCAACAACCGGTGGTACATCAGGATACCAAACAGAATCATGAAAAGTTCTTGCTAACTCCATACCTATATTAGCTAGATCTTTACCAGTACCAGGACTAAAATTAATACCAAGCTTATCACCTTGAATTTTTAATGTAAGTTCTGTGCCCTTTATCAGCGTCATAACATAATCAGCTAGGTCTGCTTCTGATCCAGGAAGTTTAGCATTGTAGTTTGCAATAAGATTTAGATAATAATCCTTCTGAGATATACCAGTAGTAGGATCAGGAGTAGAAAAATCTTTAAGCCATTGATCCAAAATATTACCACGATCTTGAGCTAATTTTAATGACTCTTCACTTTTATCTATTATTTTGTCAATAATAGAAGTAACTCTTCTAGCAATAATAGGTTCTCCCTCAGCAGTTGTTACAGGCTTTCCATCATCATCTACTTGCTGATAACCAACACCTTGAACCAATTTAAATGGTGTATCATAGATACCAGCAAGAGCTGGAGTAGGACCCACAATTGACTTAGGTGATTCTTTTGTAATCTGAGTTGTAATGTCTTTCTTTACAATAGTTCCTCTTCTTGAAGCTCTTTCTATAATAGCTTTTGCTGAAGGACTATCTGCTAGCCAGTCTCCTATAGTAGGAATTAAAGCATCTATCTTTTTAGCTCTTGCTACAGCTTTATTGTATTCAACCATAAGTTCAGCTTTGACTTTTGGTGGATACTTATCTAAAGGAGTTTCATCTGTAATCTCTTCTTCATCATCCTCTGCCTCAGGTAAGTTATCATCCGATGCTGTCTCAACTTCTTCTGATGTTCCTCCTGAAGCCGGAGTGCCCGGTGCAGGTGCAGGAGGCATAACAGGTTTACCAGAAAAAGTTACACCCTTAAGCTGCTCATACCTTGTAATAAAATCTATAATCTTTGCATACTTAGGATCTGTTTCTTTAATAGGTAATCCGGTTCCAGCATCATAAAATACCTTTGGAAGAATACCTTTTTTAAAGAAGTTCTCCACTTCTTCTGGTGCAAAATATACTTTTAGTCCTACAAGGTCTTGAAGTAGTTCATTATTGTTTGTTATACTATTAAACTTATTTACAGCTTCTTTTACTAGATTAGCACTGTTTTCACTTGCTTTATTCATAGCACCCATAATTCTATCCGACATAGCATAAATACTATTAGGATCTGCTAGAATATCTAGGAAACCTGCAAAACGCTTAGCATCATTATTAAGTTTAAGAAAGCTTGTAAAGTCATCAAATGAATTTTCAAGGCTTTCTAGTATAGGAAATACGTTATTAAGATCTGCTATATTCTTAGAATATTTAGCATAAGAACTCCACAACTGATCTTTTTGATAAGACATTACAAAAGCATCATCTGAAATTTCTTCAGAATCAAACTCCATACTAATCTGACCTGTAATAGGATCTGGCTCAGATACTACAGCTACCTTTCCTTTAATAGCATTAGCTATTTCTGACAACTGAGTTTTAGCTTCAGTACTTCCAGAAGCAGCCCTTTCTATAAGATTATGGATACCCATAAATCTTTTCATCTCATCATTGAGATCTTTCAGATTATCAAGCTGAGTTTGTTTCTTTTTAGCTTCTTTCTTTTGTGTAGCATCTCCACCATTAAGAAAATCAATCTCAGTAGGAAGGTCGTTTTTAATTCTAGACTGTAAATCAACTAGTCTGTATAATATGCTAAAGTCACTACTAGCTACATTACCTACTTTGTATCCCATTAATTCTTGACCATAACCTTTAGGGTCCCTGTCTCTATCAAAGATGTTAGGCTTAAAAGGATTAACTATCTTTTCATTTACCTTATCATACCATTTTTTAACATCGTTTGCTTTTTTAATAGCGGTCTCAAGTCTTTCTCTGGTTTTACTTTTATCTTCTCCCTGGTCATTAAAAGCTTCAGACAGCTCATCATCAGTCAAATCTTTTAGACCTTCAAGCTCATCCTGAAAAACATTATAGCGGTTATATCTAAGAAGAGTCATAACGTGCATGAACATAGAATCTTTCTTAGTATTCTCTACTTCATGCTCATCTCCCATTTCACTCCAAGCTTCATATTCAGCTTGTAAGTCTCTTTGAGCTTTTACATTTTCATCAAGCCAAGAAGCATACTCTGCTCTTCTTGCACGGACATCATTTACAGCATCTGCAAAGTTTTGAAGTCTTTGTTTTTCTTCTTCCTGATAAGTTTTATATTCATTTGTCTTATAAATATAATCCTTAGCACGCATTCCAGAAAAAGCTAAAGGCTGCATAATTTTATTTTGCACCCCACCAGCTAAACCACCCATTAAAAATCCTGATGCAAAAACATCAAGACCTTGAGAACTTATCTGACTTTCAAATCCTTTTTCAATAGCTGCAGCTATACTATGATTTGCTGCAATCATAGGATCACTATACAAGTCAGCATAATACTTATTAAGGTAGTAATCCTCAACAGCTACTTGTACACCTTCTTGATATGTTTCTTGCAAACCTTCCATAAGATTTGCTTTAAAGTATCTAATACCACCACCAACGTTTCTACCTATATTTTTAATACCAAAGGTGTCTGACAGTTTAGTAGGTGTTCCTTTATAAAAGTCTTTATTAAATACTTTTGTAATACCTTTCAAGTTTTCAAAACCTGCTTTAAGACCTTTAGCTTCAACAGATAGTTTACCATCTACACCCTTTACAACTTTAAACAAAGGACTCTTTAAAGTATTTGATGCAAAGGTTCTTGATAGTTTTCCATAAGGATTTAAAGCAAGATCCAGGGTAATTCTGTTACTTACAAAAATTGCGGGAACATTTGCAAGTATTGTTCTTGTACTACCTTTTACAGCATTGCTATAAATAAACTCATTCTCTTGATCATTAGGCTCCCTACCCTTTTCTTCAATAAAGGCATCATACTCTTTCTTGATAAGTTCATTCTGTGTAAAACCTCCCTCCAATCTAGATTCAGAAGTTACGGCATTTATTTCTTTCATGCCTCTGTAAAAACTACCTACACCTCTTGCCATCTTAGCTCCATCTGCTAATCTACTAATAGCGCTATTGGGATTCATAAGATCCGTAGCAAACTCTCCAAACTCTTGAAAAGGCATTATAGTTTTACCAGCAGACTTAAGACCACTTAATGCTGCTTTGCTAAAGGTTCTTGCTTTATCTGCATTATTAAGAGTCTTAGCCATTACAGACATAGCTCTACCAAGATTCTTTAAATTAGATGTAGTTCTTACACCTGCGGTAGCCATTAATACTGGATTCCTACTTGCGGCAGCTGCAGCTCTTAAAGCCATATCTTCTAGCACCATCTCACCAATGATACCAATGGTATATCCAAAGTTTCCAATAAGGTTGGTAGTAAATGCACCAAAGCCTTGTTTAGAAGAAGATGCTATACCTAGGTCATATTGCATTTGAGCAGATGTTTCTGTATCTGCTTCTAAGCCTGTAACGCCCCAGTTTTTTAAATTACTCCATGCCCCATTAAGAATAAGGCTTGGTAGTGTTTTACTCATTCTTGTAAAATCATCAAACCAAGATGAATTAGCATTATAAGTAGCTTCATTGTCTTTATAAATACTAAACCCTAACTTTTTAAAATTAGGATGTGCATAATATCTATTAAAGTTATAGCCCTCATGTGAACCATTAAAAGAAGTACCCTTTGCATAAAAGAAAGGGTCTGCTGTTGTAGACAATTTTATTTTGTCATTGTCAGACAGAGCCTTAATATATTCAAAACCGGATGTAAATGTTCCTTGCTTAGTTCCTCTATTAGGCCCTATAAAAGCATCACCATTTACTAAGGTTTGAATCTTAGGAATATTGGGAGCTGTAGGTTGAGGCAAAAAAGATTTCATACTTGCAATCTGCATACCTTGATTTTGCTCGGCAGCATCCATCCCAGCAAGTATTTTGGGAAGTCCTGAATCTATATATGAGTTAATACTTCTTAGTTGTTGTTCAATAGATTCTGGAGTTATAGGAGGTTTTTGTGTGTTCTCAGCCATAACTTATTGTAGTTGGGAAGGATCTTTAATTATTCCAGGGTTAATTTGTCTTAATGCATCAGCAGTGCTTTTAACATCTGTGTATACTTTTTCCAAACTTTGAATTACAGTTTGTGCAACAAGACCAGCAGTAGCATTTGGATCAGAATAGTCAGGGCTTACCTCATAGGTTTTAATATTACCATTATCATCAATGTACTTATATGATCTTTGTATCATATATCCAGGTCCAAAAGGATTATATGTAATTTTTGCAGTACCGCCATATTCTTCATAGCCTGTTATATTTAGCTCATCATCAGCTTCCATAAGAAGATCATACTGAGTTCTTTGTGTTTGTTGGTATGCTTCATTATCAGGAGACATATCACTTTTATCCATAACCACAGTTATAGCATCATCAGTAAGCCCTTTTGTGCTTCCATATGTATTGTCACCACCTTGATTTTTACCTCTAAACTCTGAGTTTAGTTTAACAGTAAATCCTACTTTATTTAAGTCACCGCCTATATTTGGATGAACAGTAAATGAAAATCTAGCTCTGTCTTCATCTGTTATTTTTTTACCAGATCTTAAATCATTAGCAATCTTATTAAGAGCCTGTACAGAATTAGAATTAATTCTATCAGATAGGCCATCTGTCCAACCAGTCAAATCAGAAAGAGCCTCAGCATCTATGTCCTTTCCGTCTTTGTTTATTACAAAAAGATTTGCACTAGTTCTCATTACTGATTCAAAGTCTTTCATAAAGCCCATAAAGCTTTGCGCTCCTAGATCTCCAGGATAAGCAGAATCAACAAGAGGTATTGTAATAGGCTGCTTTTCAACATATGCACCTGCACCACCTACATTTTTTACATGACCATATTTTAGAGATTTTTGATTTGCAAATGTGGCAAACCCATCTTCTTGATTATAAACAGATGAGAATTTTTCTGAATAGGCATCATATAAAGCTGCAGCTTCAGTTTTATCAGACAGATAAGGATCTGAAGACATGAAACCAAAAGGTAACATGTCTAACATCATATTTGTAGCTTGTGATCGTCTTGTTGGTGACCAGTTATTTTCATAGTCTTTTATAAATTCTTCTTTACTTACAACTCTATTATTTTTTACAAAATAGTTTTTAAGCATTTCTTGAGCATACTCTTGATGTGAACTAGCAACAACACTGTTAATAACACTGTTCATATAGTTACGATCAACAACACCCTTAACACCCTCAACATTAAAAGCTAATGCTTTTTCAGCAGCATTGTAATTTTTTACAGAATTTTTATAAGAATCAACTTTTCCTATTAAGGTCTTATCAGTTCCTATCATGTTTAAAAGAACAGGATCTGTTGTTAATGCTTTTTCAATATTTTTTGTTGTATAGTACCAGTTGTTTTTATTGTTACCATCTGTAAAAGATGTAGACTTATCAATGTCAATGAGTTTACCATTCTCATCTAGGTAACCACCATTATATGTAGTAGGCGCTTCTACAGATTCTGTATCACCAAATAAACCTTTATAAACAGCACTGGCAACAGTAGGTACAATTGTTAAAAAAGTCATTGCTTTATCATCTGGACTAATATAAGATGAAGATTTATTAGACTTTTGATCATTCTTCCAAGACCATCCCAAAAGCTGAGCTTTGTATTTTTGAGCAAGTTCTTTAGATTCTTTAGTTACAGTCACACCATTTCCTACTGTACTACCAATATCAGATTTAATAACAGTTTCTAGTCTAGAATAAATTTCTTGTATTAATCCTTTAGAACTTTGTTGTACTCCGCTACCAAAAATATACTGTTCATTTTGGTCAGTTCCTTGAAGGTTAGGATCTCTTGCAATAGTACTTTTTCCACCATTAGCAATTACTTCAGGAATCCACTCATTACTTAAAACATCATTTGATTTTCCTAAAGCATCTTTTTCTTTATTAGATTTATAATTCTCTTTAAGAATATCAAGTGCTGCTGTCCTCCGAGCTTTTTCCATATCCAATACAAACTGCTTGTCCATTCGATCAAGAGCTAGAGAATGTTCAAATCCAGCAAGAGCATACTGATTTACTTCTATATCAGTCTTAGCTGTAAGCATGGCATATGAAGCAGCAGCATTATACAAGTCACCGCTAAACAGTGAGTTTGCCATTGCATTGTCTATTCTACTTCTTTCAGTAATAATATCAGAACCAAGAAGAGTTTGTGGGTCAGCCTCATTTTTAGTATTGTCATAATACTCTTGTGAAGCTATTGCTATAAGTTTATCAACCTGTGTTTGTTTATGCGTAGCCGCTAGCTTCTGATCATTTTTATCATTTGGATCAATACCTCTTGATTTAATCTGTTGGTTAACAACTTTACCTTTTAAATCAGCTTCATCTGCTTCTTGAGCAGCCTGTTTAGCTTTTGTATCATTATCTGCAAACAAAGACTGACCCATCTCAGTAAGATAGTATCTTTCAGCATCTACATCAGATCCGTATTTTTCAGCATTCTGAGTTACAAAATCTTTTCTTTGTAGATAAGCCTGTGTTTTATAATAGTCTACAGCGGCTTGGTCATTTTGAAATACTGATAAGAAAGCATTAGTCAAAGAAGGAATCATGGCTACACCATTTGTGGTTGTAACCAAGAATTTTCCATCCGGTGACATAGTTGGTGGAGGAGTTATTTCAAAACCCATTTCCTTTGCAAACTTCATTGCTTTCTCAGGAACATTTACAGAAGGTGTAAATTTAGGAGCATCAAAGCCAAGTGACTCATCTGCAGTAGACTTAGCAAAATCAGCCATCTGATATTGTATAGCTCTGATTCCACCATCCCAATATTTACCACCACACTTCTTTTCATCTGTACAGTTTCTAAAGTTCTCACCTCTTTGTAACTCATTATAAGCTCGCTTAGTATAAGCCATATCTTTTAGGATATACTTATTATCAATAAGAGGTTGGAATACTTTAGATGCTGCATCTACATTTTGTGACAATGATAAATCAAGCCCAGAAATCTTACTGATTTGGGCACCGATGTCATTAAAGAATTTATTGCGAAGATCTATGTTCTCATCTCTAAGCATTGGAGACTCCAAAAGGTTTCCATACAAGGAACTAAGTTTATCATATCCTTGTTGGTATTGAGCATTCTTAGTCTCTAATACTTGTTGATAAAAATTCAAATTCGGCTTATATGGCTGAATTTGAGGAACATAATCTACTACGCCTGGAATGTACTGACTCATATCTAATATAAATATACAAGAAAAAATCTTGTAAGTTTAAAAAACTTTTAAAGTTTAAACCTTAGTTTATTGCCCGCCACCGTAAGGACCAACAGACACATCATAAGGATTATAATATTGGTTTTCTGGTACTTGCCCAGCACTTTTAGAGCGTGCAAGATAACTCAGAATAGCCTCATCTGATAAATCTGGGTATGCATTTTTCCACATATTAAATTCTCTGATAGCTTGAGAAGCATACGCATCCTTGTTAGGTTTAAGTATCTCAGGATTAGTCAATACAGCAGCACCCCCGCTACCAGGGAATATTTTAAAGTAAGGACTAGTCAAGTTTAGATTATAAGTATCTGTAGCATTAGTAAGTCTATTGTTAAATAGATTAGCTACTTCAGCTCTCTTCTTATTCTTAGCTTTAAGTCTATCAGCCGCATACAGTTGTCTTGCATCAAAGTCAGCCATTTTAAGAGCATTGTTATACTCTATGTTTTTAGCTTGTACTTGTGAGTTATACTTCTCAGCATCATTGTAGATACCAATATTCATATTAGCAACCTGCAAATTATGGTCTGCAGCAGATCTAGAAGCTTGGCCTTGAATCTTAGATAAAGATGCATCAGCACCTTGTCTAGTACCAAAACTTGTAACACCCTGTGTAGCAATATTAGCTGCTTCCATAATAGGACTGTAATCTTCCTTTATGTATGCTGGATCCCAACCTTGAAGTTGAACCGGTGCATAAAAAGTCTTCATATCAGGAATCTGTGCAGCCATTGCTGTAGCAAGATTCAAAGTATCCTGTGGATAGTACTCAAAAGGATTATATACAGGAGGTGCTTCTACATCAATCTCTTCTAAAGGAGTAACGTCTGTTTTAGGTTTTTCAGCAGCAGCCGCTGGTTTTTTAGCAGGAGTATTAAATCCTGGTGCAGACCAAGTATGCTCACCAAACTTAGAATCTAATCTAGTTCCTTGAGGACCGTCTAATGTAAAGTATTCAGGTAATCCGTATTCTTTAGCTTTGGCATTATATGATTTTTGGAAATCCCCTACATCTGCAGGATTATTCTTATCCCATTTAGGTTTATTCTTAAAGTACCATGCATGTCTCTTTTTAAAATCTGCTTCATTAAGAACTTCTGGATCACCGTATACATTTGTTTGACCAGAGATTGATGATTGAACAGCTTGTCTAGATCTAACATCAGCATTGCCTGCTGTATAAGTACTAGGTAACTCAGGAACAAATGCTCCTGACTCAGCAGCTTTTACATAAGCATCAAGAAAAGCTTGTACATAATCATAGGTCTCTGCTCTAGATCTATCAGGATTATAACCTCCAGTAGGTTTAGATTTAGTAGTACCTTTAGTAGTAGTAGCAGTTTTAGTATTAGCTGCTTTACTATTTTCTAAAGCAGCACTAGACTTAGCTTTTGCTTCTGCAAGTGCCGCAGTAGCATAAAGTTCTGCTAACTTTTCTCTTGCAGCTTTTTCTTCAGCAGAAGCTTGTTCACGAGCCATAGCATCCAGAGCCTCAGGACTTAGCACTCCTGCACCATCTTGATATCTAGGCAGACCTTTAATCCTTACTGCTCTCATACCTCCATATCTAGCTTGTGGCATTTGTGGAGGCATTTCAGCTGGCATTTCTTGTTGCTGCTCTGGTGCCTGCTCCTGCTCCTGCTTTTGCTGTGGAAGAATATCTTCTGGATTGATATTATTCATCATCATATAAGGCTGTGCTATAAAAGGAATTCCTTGTGGAAATCCTTTTTGACTTTCTTGTGTCAAAGCAAGCTTGCCTAACATCATGTTATAATTCTCAATCATTTTCTCAGCTGTCTTCTTTTCAATAACATCTGAGTCCTTATCTGCTAAAACCTTTCTGTACTTATTTATGTCATACTTCTTAGCAATTTCAGCATAAGTTTTAGGTTTTGATTCTCCAAATTGTTGAAGCAAATCCTTATCTTTAAGAGTCATGCTCCTAGTATCACTAAAAATAAAAGAATCATCTGGAAGATTAAGAGGTGTTCCTCCTTCACTATGCCTTTTACCACCAATTTTATAATGGGCAGACATACCATTTAGATTAGGAATAAATGCCGTCTCTCCTTTTTCTGCTTCTAAATTTGCTAATTCTCTTGGTACAGATTTTAAAGTATCATTTACCTTAAGAGGTGCTTCATTCATATGATTAGGAATGGCATTAGGAGCTACCTGATTAAAGGCTCTCCCACCATAAACCATTTTAGGTAGTCCTACTATTTTAATTTTCTTCATAGTACAAAGGTATTAATCAAGGTATTCAACTTGGCCGCCTGCTTGAATAAAAGCATTAATAGTATCTTCATCCCAATATATTACATCACCTTTTCTATAATTACCACCTGCCTTAAAACCTGGTGCAAAGTCATCCTTCACAGCATAATTATTTTTATAAGGCATATTGTTATTATTAAGAACATCAAATGTACCGCGGCTTGTACCAGGTGCAGGATACATGTCTTCAATATATGTATTAAAGTCAGGTTGATTCATATTAAAGATATCTGTTGCAATACCTTTTTTCATCTGACGCTGGTAGAAATTTTCTTCTCCTCCATAATCTTCAGCAGCTCTATCCCACCATGCATCTTTTTCAATTATGTGGTTATAGTTTGGATCAGATCCCATACCTTTTTCAATTATTCGGTTATGATCTGTATCAAGTCCCCATTTAGCCATAGGAACACCGCCATAAGCTTGAGTAGGAAGAGAAGGGAAAACGGGAGCTGTATACTCATCTCTATCAAATCTATCTGCTATTCTGTTAAACCTTCTTGTATCTCTATTTCTAAGTCTTTCCATTCTATTGGACATTTCTGTTCCATAAAGTGTATTAAGACCTTCCTCTCTTTGATAATTTTTATCAAGACGCTCACCTATTCTATTAAGCCTTTCTGTAGCTCTCCAGTTTCTAAAATCAGAGTTACGATTAACATCTTTATAACCCGCTGTTTCAAATGTACTTTCACCCATAGGAAACTCTGCATTTTTTACTTTAGAGCTAGGGAATCTAGCTTTATTTTCAGGATTCCATCTAGAATCTGTATCAGGCCTACCAAAAAAGTTTCTTTTAGGTCTGCCTGGACCTTGCTGTGAATTATCAGAAGCCGTTTCAGAAGTTTGATCAGAAGTGGTTTGAGAGGTAGTTTGAGAGGTAGTTTGAGAAGATGATTTGTTTGGATCAGTAGCACCAGGGACAGGTTGATTACCCCAGTCATAGGTATATTTTTTTCTTCTTCCTAATAGTCCCGCTTTACCTTCATCAATTCTTAAACCTGTTTCAGCAGCAAGTCTTTGAGCCTCAGCAAAGTTATCTGTGTTAAACATTGTTTGCCACATATAGTCATTGTTACGACCTCTACCAAATTCACCATTTACCCAACCCTTAGATTTAACAGGACCTCTACCTCTAGAAGTTCTATCTGAAGCCAATTGATTAAGATCATACTTAGGAGTAGAAGTAGAAGTATTTGTAGGTTTTCCTTTATAACCATAAGCTTCTGATAATTGCTTATAAATAGGATCATCTTTATATACAGCATGATCCGGATCTAACTCATAATAATCACGGTACATACTATCTATGTACTTTGCAAAAGCATCTCCATAGGCAGGATCATATTGAAACTGCGTACCAGTATAAGCATCTAAAGGATTTTGTGTTACAAAGTCACTTACTGATTTATATTTACCAGGAGCTATACTACCACCAGGATCATACTTAGATAAATTACCACCAGCTCTCATCATACCCATAGCAGACTGACCTACTTGCTTATTAGCAGCTGTAGCAGCTCTTCCTCCTATTTGAGCCATGAATTTGCCAAGACGGTTTTGAACACCTACTTCTTCTAGCGGCTCCCCTCCTTCTTGAAACCACATATTTGCAGGTGGTTGATATTCAACATTTCCTACTTGTGGAAACATCTCAGGCATAGAACCACCTTGTTGTTTGTTATACGGATTATAAACATCAGTATAAATAGGAATAAAGAATTGAGATTCTGTTTGTGCCTGTGGAAAAGCATGTGGCATACCACCATGTGCTAAGTAATTAGGAGGTGCCGGAACACCGTAACTAAAAAAATTATCCATAGTGGCAGTTTGAGGAAAGGCTTCTCTTGTTCCCCCCATTTGCATTTTATTAGCAAAGTCAGGATGAGCCGCTATAAACGCCTCTTCTGTAGGGTATTTTTTGTAAAACTCTTTCTCAGATCTTACACCCGCTGTTTTTAAAATGTCTTTTTTCATATGATTATTTGTATTTATCAAGCCAGCTTTTTGGGCTGCCACCTTTAGACAAAGTTACACCATTAATATACGCATAATATCCTTCAGCTGAAGTTTTTAGATTATGTTTTTTATTTATTGAGTTATTGAATACACCACCCCCATCAGGGTATTTTACTTCTTTAGGGTAAGACTGTAAAGTCTCATTCCCAAAAAATCCTTCAGGATTTACAACAGCCATATTATTTGGATCATAAATATAACTACCGTAGTTCATCCAAGCAGTATCATGATGTTTTGGTTTTAACCATTCACCAGTGCCGGGATGTTGAGACCAAGCATGATAATAACCATCTTCTTCTGGAGTCCATTCTTCTCCCCACTGTTGTTTATATAAATCCAATCCTTGTTTCCAATTTGCAGGTCTATCTAATGAATCCCACATACCCCTAGTATTGTAGTCATTCATATCATCTGTACCCGCAAGATTAGAAGGACCCATAGGATCATTTTTAAATGCCTGATACTCAGCTTCTACGTTAGGTGTCCAGTCATAGGTGTCTTTCCAAGATTGTGGTATCTTATCATAGTCAGAAGATCCACCAGTTTGATACTTAGATGATCCTCCATATTTATAATCTCTAGTTAATTTAAAATTAGGAATTTGAATTTGATAGCTATCTCCTGTTTTTAAAATTTTAGCTTCTTGAGTAATTCCTTGTTTTTTAATTAAATTATTTACTATTTGTAAAGCTTCTTCTGCATCAGCTTGGTTTTTAAAAACACTAAATTCAGTAGTAGCTTCAGGTACAAATTTTGCCAAACTTTTATTATGCACAGCACTATGATTTAAAGGAATATAACCATCAAATTCCCCAGACCAATGAGGTCTATCTTTTAACTTTGCATGATTTAACCAAGAATCAAGACTATAACTTTTTTGTTCTAATATAGTAGGTTTTGGAGGCATTAACTTATCCATC